CTATGCACAGTCTACCACGGCAATCGGTGTCTCAGATTTTGCAGACTTCTGCACAGCGGCTCGGCGGTGAGCCACCCAGACCACTGGTTAGCCATACAGTGTACGGATCCTCAGTCTTCTATGCTGCGCATAGAGCAAACTGCGGCCACTTTTGTCTTTTCTGAGGGATATCAAACTGCGGCCACTTTTGCCTTTTATAAACCCAACCAATCTGGCTCTTCCATCGAGCGAATTACCTCTGCTCGATACTCAACAGACCAGTCATTCCAGTCACCTTGTCGATCGCCAACAGCCAGGTACGCTTCGACACCAATACTGCGCAGATCCAGAACGATCTTCTGCGCCTCAGAGCGTGCGTCGCTGTCCAACCCCACGAACACACGACGATCAGTCCTGGAAGCCAACAGAGCACGCTGGGTTTCAGACACCGACTTCCCGAAAGCAGCTACCGCATTGAAGCCCGCATCACGCACAGCCCACGCATTGAAAATACCCTCGACCAAAACAAGGTCTCGCTCTGCCCACGCCTCATCCCAGCCATACAGGAATTGCGTCTTCTTCAATTTCAAACTGTCATTAGGGGGGTTCAGGTATTTCAAATGAGAAGGATGCAACTTCGCATGATCCCACGCTTGAAAGAACACGAACGCTCCGTTGAAGAACACCGGCAGGCAGGTGCGGCCTTCGTATCGACCCTCAACGAATACCCCCGCACGCTCTTTCAGAATGCGCTCCATTGAAAACCCACGAGCTGACATAGCCAGAAGGCTTTGGTAGATCTGGTTATCGTAGAAGGGTATCCCTGTGTAACCACCGTCCGCGCAATGCCAGCGAATACCAGGCACCTGCAAGTCTTCCGCCCTGGTGCGCACTGGAGCGAGGTCTTCCTCCTCAGCGTCCTCCTCGCTCACTGCTTCCAGGAATGCCATGAAGGAGTCGAAGTCCGCAGGAGAGACCTTCTTGCGGCCGCCCAGGGCCTTATACGCTGCCTCTCGATCGCAGCCCGTGATCGAGCACACCAGCGTTACAACAGACCCTTTCTCCTGACAGCGGTAACAAATAAATTGGGCTTTGGTGCTATTCACCCAAAGCCCTTTCTCTTTCCCACAGAAGGGACAAGTACAGATTAGCTCTTCGCCTGCTTCCTGGGTGAACTCCAGATTGTCAACCACCCAGGACTCAATATTCTCAGTATCCAACAGCATCAGGAATACGCCCCCAAGAGTGAGTTCATGGATTGCTGAGCATCAGGCTCTTGGCGCACAGACGTCATAGCAGAGTCGGCTTCTTCCTCGGTCAACTGCGCGACTTCGAAGTTGATTCGGAATGGAAGCTGCTGGAGCTTTTCACCTGTGCGGTGCTTCACCCAGTACATCCGCATTATGCGGTTGTGGTATTCTTCCTTCGTCTGGCAAAGAGCGATCATCACGTCAGCGATGTTTGCCTTTTCAATACAGTCAGACACGTCCTCAAGATTGACGATCTCGCTACCTTGCGATTTACGCCCGGCCTGGGTTGCGGTAATTAGCGCGAAGTCCATCGACACTGCAAGACCACGAATCTTCTGGAAGATGTCCTTCAGGCGCGAGTAATCATCCTGGCCAGGGCCATCCATCAGATCGCCGTAGTCCAAAACCACCGCCTCAACCGGAGCACCCCAACGCTGCTCAATGGATTTCAGGTATGCCCTGAGCATTGAGACTGTCAGACCTCGCGTCGGGAATTGACGTACTGCCAGTGCTCCAACACCAGCCTGCACAAACTCTGCCCACTGACGGAGGACACCTGCGTTCTCTCGATACGCATAAGGGGGAATACCTGTCAGCGAGCTAATCAATTTGCAGGCGATCAGATTGGCTGATTGCTCCAAGCTGATATACACAACGCGCCTCTGATTTCTCACCAGGTCAGCAGCGAGTCCTGACATCACCGTGGTCTTGCCTGTGTTGGTCGGCGCCATGAATATCGTCATCTCACGCTTGCCAAAACCACCCGCCATGATGCGATCGAACTTCGGGCGACCCGTCGGAAGAACCACACGGTGTTCGGGGTTCATCAGGTATTCCAGGGTACGGTCAATATCCGCCCCGAAGTCGAACGTCTCGGTGTCGGAGAGTGAAACGATATCCGATACCCGCAAGAACGAATTAGCAGCCGCAGACAGGTCTACCTCCTGGCCCGCCTTTACCTTCCCGGCAATCTCCTTGAGAAGGATCTTCACGCGCTGCGTCCGCACCCACTGAAAGAGTTTGTCCTGGACGAACTGGCCATCGAGCGGAGGGGTAAATAGTAGCTGCTGATTCTGGTACATCCACGACCGATACTGCGTCGCCAGATCCTCTGACTTCAGACGGCTCGCGTGCTCCTCAACGTAGTACTGGAAAATAGCAGGGCTAATCGGTGAGGCGTACTCCTGCAAAGCCTTGTAGCTGAATGACACACAGTCACTCAGGTACTTGCCGCCTAACACCTCTGAATCAAACACCTCAACGCCGGCCACCTCGGAGACCTGTTGAGCTACGCGCATGTCGGAGTAAATCAACCGGACTACCGTTGTGGCGAAATCCGGTGGGAAGGTCTCGACGTTCATCAAACTCTCCGCCGCAACTCACAGAGCCAGGTGTAGTACGCGGCGTCCTCCCCACACATGCGGAAGACTTCCGCCGCGTGCGGGGGGACACTGACCAAGCCAGAATCTGAGAGGAATCGAAAATCCGCGTCTGTCACCAGGAACTCCCCTGACAACAACGCGGAACAATGCTGAATAGCGTCTCTACGGTTTTGGAATACCGCCCCCATCTGGGTAACGGTGTCTTCATCGGCGGACATCCCCATGAGGATGTAATCGGCCTGCGATTCGTTGAGTACGGACCCTTGGGCTTTCTTCGCTTCACGTCGTTTGTACACATCCCAAGCGTGCGCTGAGTTCAGCCACGCAGGACCGCGATTCGACGGCTTCAGAGGAACGGTGATATCCAGGAAGCGCTCGACCGACACACCCAACGACCGACACTTGGATACGAGAGAGACGAAGGTGTTGTAGTGTTTGCTGTGGCGCGGTCCTGACTTCGGGTGCCACATGAACACGCGCTTGCCTGCAACGTCAGATAGTCTGCCCGCGTAGTGTCTGAGCGCCTGCTCAGCCTCTTCTTGCAGAAGCATTACTGCCATGCCTGCCATCGAGCACCTCGCAAAAAAGTTCGGCTCCCTCACCCGTCACAGGAGGGAGCCGAACCAAGCCGTCCACCTGGACGACCACCAGCAAGGGCACCAAACAAGACCACGGGTGTGACGGGTATGGTCTCGCTCGCAAGATGGTGAGGACGGCTGATGGAGCAACCGTCCTCGTATGACGTTGGAGCCGTGAGGTTTCTCCGTTGCCATGAGTACCACCCTAAGACGAAAAGTTTAGGTGTCAAGACTTGACACAGAAAATTCTTGCGGTACTTTTGTCCCCCTTGCTCACTTCCGGGGATACTCACCTATCCGAGCAGTTGACAGGATTGCACCGCAGCCACAGGTACGATCGGAGGGACCGGAATCTCTCCTTGAGTCCAGTGGCTGCGGTGTGTTTTTGAGGGAAGCTATGCAGAACCACCAGCCACCACAACCCGTCGGCACCCCGATCTCCGCGAGGGAGATCCACTCGGGGTGCTACATACCCCCCGAGGTGTTGAACGACCCGAAGCTCTCGCCGGCCGCGAAGCTCGTCTACGGTCGTCTGCGTTGGCACGCCCGAGACAAATCCTCCTGCTGGCCGGCAGTCGCTACTTTGAGTGAAGCGCTAGGCATGAACTCCTCAACGATTCATCGAGCGCTCAAGACTCTCAAAGACCAAGGCTATATCATGATCTCCGGCGCCAAGTTTCGAAACTCGACTTATACCTTCCTTTTACATAGGCGGTTCTTGAAAGCACCGTCCGATATGCAAGGTGCTCAGCACGGAGGGTATTCAGCGCAAATAACACAGCCCGTCTATTTCAACACCACTGTGAATTTGCCCCCGAATACTCAAAACCAGACTTTTGAGGGAGACCTGTGAGGCAGCCTCACGGTGTGCAAATTGCAAGGGTGTCTTGCAAATTGCAACGGTGCCTTGCAAAAAGCGTCACTAAAAGAGAAGTAAAAGAGTAGGAAAAGGAAGAAACTTCCTTCGGAAGTTATTGCGCGGGGCGCAACTGGAGTTTCAAAATGATAGTTCGAATTCATGAAGGAAGACTGTTTTCCCGGATTGAGCTTCAAGCCCAAACCGAGGAAGAGTATTCAAACCCCATGCTTGCGGATGTAGCCGTAGCCGGAATAAAGGAAGCGCTGACGGTATATAATAAGGACGGCGACCCATTCACCTCATTCTACCCGGAAGGGGTTCATGGCATCGCTCCACCGATGTCATTCCTGAAGGGACACACCGAGCGCCTCTGCACCTACCTCGCTGGCAGAGGTATCGGAGTGGAGTTCTACCCGGCCGACTTGATTGAGCAACGCCAGTCACCCCCGGACTTCACCCCGCCCGTCGGGGAACTCATCAAGCTCCAGCCGTGGGCAGTGGAGAACATCGTCAAGCATCAGTACGGGATCATGAGCCTCTGTACGCGCTTCGGGAAGTCCTACGTGTACGCCGGCATGTACGTTGCACTCGGTAGGCCGCGCACGATGATGATCGCCAAGACGGTCACGATTGCTGAGCAGGTATCGCGTGAATTGGCGAAGTGGTTGGGCGAGCCTGTCGGTGTCGTGTCGCACACGATCGGGAAAACAGCCTGGCACAACTTCAACGTCGGGATTGCGAAATCATTCTACCCTCGAAATTCGAGTGAAATCCGTCCTGAGTATCGCCCCTTACTTGGTGGGCTTGAAATGCTCATCGTCGACGAGTGCCACTCGTTCGGATCGCAGATCCAAAGTCTGTACCACCACATGCCCGAATTGATTTGGTCTTGGGGAGGATCAGCAACTCCGTTCACCAAGGAGGTCGAGCAGCAGTTCTTGCTTGAGGGCTACGCTGGCCCCGTGCGTATTGAGGCAAAGGCGAAGCTGTTGTCCGACTACGGGTATGTCGCCAAGCTCAACGTGTTCTGGTACCGGTTCAAGCACAGCACCCCCGAACCGAATGCCAAGTACCACGACCTCATCACCAAGCACATCGTTTTCGACGAACGCCGAAACCAACTCATCGCCAGCATCGCCTACGGTGAAATGGACGCAGGTGGACAAGGTATTATCTTCGTCGATCGCGTCGAGCACGGCAAAGAGCTTTGCTCTCTCATCCCTGGGTCGGTGTTTGTTTCATCGACCACCATGAACCGCAGTACGTCGAACGACACTCTGCGGCAATTCAACAACCGAGAGATTCCCGTCGTTATCACCACCAAGAAGTGGCGAGAAGGAGTTACGTTTCGAGCAGACTATGGCATCAACGCCGAAGGCGCCAACGCCGATCACGTCACCATCCAAAAGGTGGGGCGACCGTTGATGCCCAAAGAAGATCTTTCCGCCGTCCGGTGGTATGAGATTTGGGATCACGGGTTACAACCCTTTGAACGATGGTCCCAAACACGATACGCCTGTCTGCGCGATGAAGAATGGCCTCAGTCCTTTGTGGAGTAAAACCAACATGGCAAAAAAGAAAAGCAGTGGTCCCGCCACTCTACGCGCCCTGAAACAGAGCTTCGTTGACCAAGGTGTTCGTCAACAAACTCAGGTCTCGTATATCCCGTTTCGGTCTGACTACCTGAACCTCTTGACGGGAGGTGGTATCCCCACCAACGGGTTCACCGAGATCTTCGGTGATCCTGGGATGTTCAAGTCCACCTTGGCGGCAGAGCTGTCAATCACCACGCTCCGCGACCTCGGTGGGGTACTGGTCATTCACGACACTGAGAACAAACTCAAGGACGATCGGTTTTCGTCTCTCGGTTTCCAATTGCCGAATGCTGAGGAGTCAGACCACTACTGGCGCTTCATTGGCAATTGGCCGAAGTACCGCCTTACGATCGAGGGTTATTTCCAGGATATGTCGCAGATCGTGTCATTGTCTCGCATGGAGGATCTGGCTCTCGCCAAGGAACGCCTACTTGACGGCACAATGCCGGATCGAGAAGTGTTCCTGTACCGAGCTTTCTGCGGGGCAAGTATCAAATCACCCGATGACGTGACGGACGCTCACCGCAAAGCGATCGAGAAGAACCTTGTCGAACCCGGACAGCTTCTTTCGCAGCACCGCCGGCTCATCTTGTCAATGATTGACTCAGCGTCTGCGTTGCCGGCAGAAGCGGAAGTTCCTGACGCGATAACGGGGAAGGTAGAGAAAGCGAACGTCGCTTTGAGGGCTGGGGTGTGGTCAGAGCAACTGCGTCGTTGGGGGTGGCTTGACGATCGAGTTGCTTGCCTACATATCGCGCAGAAAAGACTAGACCTGAAATTCAAAGGCCCGTCGTTCCAAAAAGCGGCCAGCACCACCGCGCAGAACTTTTACTACACCTTGCGCATCTCCCTGCGCAAAGCAGCGCAAGGGGCGCTGTACCGTCTCCCCGATGGCACGCTGTTGGAGCACGCAAAGGCGGAGACTGACGACAAGCACCACCAGGTGGGTAGCGTGATCGTCGCAAAAACCGAGAAGTCGGCATTCGGTATTGGGACGAGTATTCCTTTGGTGATGTTGAACTTCTCAGGCACGGACGTCATCTGGTCAGCTTGGAAAACGCTGCTTGCTCTGGGTCTCTTGAAACACACGAGCGGGGGATGGTACGCGTTCACGCACGACATCTTCATCCGCGAGCTTGGAGACCGAAAGGTCAACTTCCAGTCGTTCTTCGATCTGTACCGCGACCCTGACGAGGTGCAGCGTCTCGCTCGGGCCAGCATTGCCTACGTCCAATGGTTGCACACCGGCATCGTGCCAGAGACCGAGCCAACCAAGCCGAAAACTGTCAAGAAGAAGACCACCAAGAAGAAGGCTAAGAAGAAATGATTTCGCAGGAAGCCCTGATGGGCTGGCTGCACGAGGAACTGCGAACGTACCCGTGCTCCTACCCATCGCTTGAAATCATCCTGTCGTTGAAATACCCGCGCCTGGGTGAGTGTTTGCATAAGCTCCCCGGCGCCGGCGCCGAGGTGTATTTCACCGACCCCGCTTGGTCGAATTACCTGGTCTCTTACGAGATTCAAACACAAGGAGCGAGAGCTGCGCAATACCACCACGAATTCGTTACCAGCACTCTGAAGCAGATCGAACAGACACGAAGGCCTTCATCAACCCAGGAGATTCTGTTCGTGTACCTGAGCTGCTGGCGATGGGCGGCGGGAATGAACACAACCCCCTACCCTTGGTCTCAGTGGTGTGAGAGCTGGTATCAGCTATTCGAGATTCTGGTGAGAACGGACAAAGACTTCATGTCCTCCACCAGCAAGATTCACCCGAACGATTTCTGGTGGTATTTGGAACGCGTCTTTGACGGCACGCTCCTTCAGTACCTCCCAAGCTAGGAGCAACATGGCTAACCTGATTATCGACATGCACAACCTGATGCATAGGGCCGCACACGCGTACTCGTCGCTGTGGAGCTATAACACCCGAACAGGGGAAAAGGAGTTCACGGGACTCTACCACGGCATCTTCATGATGATGTCCTCCTATGTGAAGCTGTTCTCACCGGACTACATTTTCATCTGCTCTGACTTCAAGCAGCGTGACAACTCGTGGAGGCACCAACTGTATCCCGAGTACAAGGCCGCCCGGAAGAAGGACCGTAAGCCTGAAGACCAACGTAGGTACGACGCGATCAACAACCAGGCGGACACCTTGCGCTGGATCTTCCAGCATATGCGCGTGGCGTTTCTTGAAGCCCCCGGGTACGAAGCTGACGACATTATCGCCACTCTCGTTACCCGCGAGCTTGCGGGGCAGGACAACACCATTGTCTCGACAGATAAGGACCTGTGGCAACTCACGCCGTATGCGCGAGTCTACTACCCAGGGCAGAAGAAGGTCATTGATCTGAACCCTGTAATGTTCTCGGCTGAAGTAGCTGAGTACATCAATGCCAAGAACAAGCCTGGGGACAGAGTGCTCTATTTGAATACCCCAGAGTCGTGGGTTATCTACCGAGCGCTGCTGGGGGACTCGTCGGACAATATCCCAAGCATCGCCGGCATGGGGCCGAAGCGCGTGAAGGAGTTCATGCTTGCGATCGACTACCGCTCGGTAGCTGAAGGCATCGAGCATGTGAAAGCCACCAACCCCAAGATGGCCGGCACGAAATGGTTCCAGGAGTTGTGCAGCGAAGAGGGACAAAGCACATACCACCGGAACCTGGAACTCATGCGTCTCCCGAACCCTCGGTTCACGAAGCGGCTGCCTCAGCTACGGGATACGAACTACACCCCCTACGCCAAACAGCTCTTGACCGAGTGGGCTTTGCGCTGCTTCAGCCCTGAAATGAAGCAGCTTTCTGAGTGCCTGTTTTTGCAGAGGTTTGCCTGATGTATTCAACTCACGTCGAGGTCCCCGTCGCCATCATCGGCGGAGACCACCACATCCATGCCTGGAGTCAATCGAACTACCCCACCGAGTCGGGAGCGGGGTCTAGGATTGACAGGTCGCTCGCGTCACTCCAGGAAGCGGTCAACCTTGCCCGGCAATACAAAACCAACCGCGTGATTCTCAATGGCGACCTCTTCCACACCAAGAACTCGATCCACCCGATCGTGTTGGAAGAGACGATGCGTCTGCTTGAGCAAAACTCGGATATCTGGTTTATCCTGAATACGGGAAACCACGAGCGCCCCAACAAGCACTCAAACCGAAGCACGTTGTCAGCTCTCGATCGCCTTGACAACTGCACGGTAATCAAGAAGCCGGTGGTTTTCGACATCGGGCTCGATGCTGCCTTCCTGCCGTACTACAGCGATTACGCGAGCATCACCGAGCGGGTGGAAGATCTCTATGCGTGTCAGTACGCAGCAAGCTCCTCGCAAGGGTCGGTGCTGATTGCTCACTACCCGCTGTTCGGCGCCGACATCGGCAGCATCCGCCTGGACTCAGGCCCCAAGATCGAACAGTTCCGACCGGAGCTATTCGACCTCCTGCTGTTCAGCGATATCCACCAGCGTCAGCAGGTAGCCGGCACGGACAATGCCATCCACTTGGGAGCGACGCACGCGAACGTCTTCAGCGAGGAGAAGTACACCTGCGGGTGGTGGTTGTTGGGAGTCGACACCCGCAAAGACGTGCCGGCGATATCGGCGCTACCGACGAAAATCCCAGGGTTGCGCACCGTGTGGAGCGAGGAAGAGAAGAAGAAATACGAGTCCGAAGGGTACGTTGTAAAGCTCGCGCTTAGCGAAATCGTGAAGCAGACGCAGAGGCAGTCGGATATCGCTGCCGGCGACGTTCCGAAGATCTCGTACACAGGCAGCCTGACAAACCTCATCTCTGAGTACGTCAGGTATAACGACGATATCCCCGACTCCATGAAACCTGGGGTTATGGCGAAGGTGACGGAGTGTTTCCGAGGAGGACAAGCATGAGGATATACGCCTCAAACTTCAGAGGGTACGAGGAAGCCTACGCGGAGTTCGCAGGGAACCGATGCATCGTGGTGCTCGGCGAAAACCGTGATGCAGACTACGCTGCCTCAAACGCTTCGGGCAAAACCACACTCGCCCTTCATCTGGTCTCATGGGCGCTATACGGGAAATACCCGGGACAGCGCTCTGCTGACTCGGTGATCCGTGAGGGTGAGAAGTCCTGCTCGGTGGACTGTGAGTTTCACAGTCGCGCAACAGGGCAGCACTTCAAGGTTGTTCGCAGCCGCGGGCCAAACGTCCTGACCTTCTACGTTGACGGGAGCCAGGTATCAGGGGATATCACCTCAGTCCAAAGAGCTATTGAGGAGTCCATTGGAGTTCCTTACGACGTGTTCCACAGGGTATGTGTCTACACGGGCGACGGCTCTGCTTTCGCCAGGTTGACGGACGCTGCGCAAAAGGAAACTCTGCGGACACTGTTCCCCGTTGATTTCACCGAAGCGCTCTCAGCGGCGAAGATTCAACACCGGTTTTCGGAAGACGCGGTACTGCAAGCCCGTACCCGCGTGCAGTACATAACGGCTGAGTGCGACAAGCTGAAGGAAGATATTCAGGTTCAGCAGGCGGCTCAGGGCACTGAAGAGGCTACAAACGACTTGCTGGAGCAATGGACGGCAGCAAGGAACGAATACCACAACCAACTCCAAGCGTTTGCCTCTACCCGCGAGGAATGGTCGAAGTATTTCAATCAGTACCAGCGGTACTTGGACTTCGAGAACAAACAGCTTGAGCAACTGGATCTTCAAATATCTCAGCGAATGCGTGACATCACCGCGATGAATGACACCACGAATCGCCTGACGCAACTACAGCAACAGCTTCACGCGCAAATCACACAAGCAAACGAATACCGGTGCCCTACCTGCAACCAAGGTCTGCCGGAAGCCACCAAGACCGAGGTCATTAACAAGTTGCGGGGTGAGTTTGAATCGGCCGCACAAAGCATTCAGCAGACGGCCGCGGCGCTTCAGGCGACGACCGCAGACCTGGAGTCACTGCGAGAAGCTCACACGCAAGGCACACAGAGCGTTTCATTCCACAACGCGCAGTGGAAGGCAGCACGGGACGAGCACGCCCGCGTTGAACAACACGCTCGCGCATTGCAGCAAAGCTACGACCAAGCTCAGAACATGCTCGACCAGATCATGCACCAGCGCCCTGGGTCAAGCACGTTAGAGGTGCTGGTCAGCAATCTGGAAGCAAAGTCCCGCAGCTTGGCAGAGGAAACCCAGGTTTTACGAAACGAGGAAGCCAACGTGTTGGAGTGGGCTGCGGCAGTGAAGGCGTTAGGCCTCAAAGGGATCCAACACTATGCGTTTGCCTCTCTGTGTAAACCCATCTCGGATGTTGCAAACGCCGTCCTTCAGAAGTTCTCAGAGAACCAACTCAAGGTCGAGCTGCTGAGTGAGGCTGAAGCGTCAAACGGCAAGTCATCAAAGGCAGGGCTACACGTCGCCGCCAGCAGCACCACAGGCGGTCACTGGTATTCAGAGCTTTCCCGGAGCGAGAAGGCACGGGTAGACATCGCTATCTTCCTGTCGTTGTTCGTGCTCTTCCTACCCAGAGCGAACATTGCGCCGGTACTCATCCTGGATGAGGTTGCGGACGCTATGGATGAGATCGGCAAAGAAGATACCATTGCGGTATTGCAGGAGTTCTGTGAGACCTACGGGGTAACAGCGCTTATTACTACCAATGACGCAAGCATCACCACCGCTGTGAGCGACTGGTACCTCTGCGTGAAGAAAGACGGAGTGTCAAGTGCCGAACGAATCCACGAGTCTTGAAATACACAATGACACCACCTTCTTCCTCACATACTTCCTGCTCTCAGGGCACTCCGGGAAAGTTGAGGCGGTAAATCGAAACCCGCTGAGGGTTTTCCAAGAGCCGTCGCTTTGGGTGACTGTGGAAGACCGTCTGCACCTGCGTAGAGATCAGATCGCCTATGCTTTCTGCCACAACGACGCGGAGCTGCCCCCTCAGATCGCGCTGCTGGCGCAAGAGGGCGTACCTTACTTCCAAGGCAAAGGATACCGGTACCACTTCAACCTCAACACAGGTAAGCGGGTCTCTCTGCCGTCGTTCTTCAAGCTTGCGCCTCAGCACCTGAATTTCGACTGGCTTGCCTTGGAATATGGCTACATCAACATGTCGATCGTGGAAAGCGTAATGTGCGTCGACGAAGAGTTTGATCCAGGAGATCAGTGGTAATGCCAACCCCTATCGTAAACATCAAAGGCATCGTCGGAATTGACAGCGGGTTTGCCACCCAGGGTGTGTGCTGTATCGGCTTCAGCCGCGGCCCCACCATTCTTCACGTCGCCTCAACGGTAGCCACCGCCAAGAAGGGCGTGGATGACGTCATCCCTCGGATGAAAGCTCAGATTGCCGTAGCCAAGCAGCAAGTCGAGATGCTCCAGAGTCTCCCTGGCGACGGGGTGGTTCTGGTAGGCCGCGAGACGTGGGCAGCAGCCGGCGGAGTGAAGAACGCGAAGACGGGCTACCTTCGTGGGTGGTACGACGGCTTGCTTGTTGACTGCTTGGAACGAATCGGCGCGTTCCCTGTTGACGTCACACCAACCAACACGTCAATGCTCTCCAACCCTGGGGGTATGGTGCTGCGTGGCAAGAAGTCCTCCCCGCCGGCGGAAGTGGCCGCCTTCCTGGAGAGCAGCTACAAGCAATTCATCCACAACCTGTCCGCGCACATGTTGAGTGACCCTGGCGGCCCCTATGGGAATGTCCTGAACCTCACGCAAGAGGGGTGGGTTCCGTCAAAGTCAAAAAGCCACCTGAGCCACGGGGTGGACGCAACGGTGATCGCCATCGCTCTTCTTGCCAGCACCATCGCCCCAGCTATGATGAGACTACGCGGTCCAAGACAGGTGCAGGTAGTCGAGTCGTTGTATGCCCAAATCATCAACAAATTCAATGCTGGACAACCAGCGAGCTTCCTACCTTGCGACCAGGCTTCAGGACGTGACGCTTGATCAACCTGAAGAGAACGCTCTCCAACAGGAGTTCTGGGAACTCCTAACCCCTAAGTTCATGCCGGCGACGATTCGGCACTTCTCCGGGAACCTCCGCGATGACCAGGTGGAAGACCTGGTTTCCGACATCTTCCATAAGCTGTGTTCCCGCATCTACGACTTCTCCCCCAGTAAGGGGACGTTCTTCAATTGGGCTGTCACCGCCATTCGAAATCACTGCATCGACGTCGCACGAAAGCGCGGGGCAGTGTCTGAGTCCGCGGGAGGGTTCACGTTAGAGCGGATCCCCAGCATGACCACCGACCCCGACTCAGAAGACTCAGCGTCCGCGTCCACGTTGTTCCTGACCCGAGTCATCCGCCGACTGCCTTTCGAGCTGCACTCATGGCAAGTCATGGAGATCATCTCGATCGCCCACAGACACAAACTCCGCACCACCGATGTCTGCGTGAAGAAGATTACCGCGGCGCTCAAGTCTTGGGGAATCGACATCACGGACTTCGGTGTCCCAAAGTCCGTGTGCGAGGGGATATTCATGGTATTCAGGATTCAGCTTATGGCTGACCAGCCTGAGTTCTTCGGCCAGGTCATGCAGAAGCTTGCGGGGTGGGGAGGGTTTGACCAAACCCGAGCCTTGGTCGATGAGTTTGGGGCAGAGCTTGTCTGCCGGCTGGTGTTGGCGGCCGGCGGTGAAAAGATTTCCCTGCCTAAACCCTAAGTCTACTAAAACAGAGGCATGAACGCGTTGGAGATCTCTCCCCACGCGTTGAACTGACAGCACGGCACCAGTTCGTGCAGGTTGGCTGTCACGCACTCATACTGCAAAACACCCACAGGGCGTGAGAGTGCGTAGTTCTCCGTGCCGTCAGCCGTCCACGACGGCGTACCCAACCCGCCTGAGTCAAACTGAAGCATCTCAGTTGTCAGGGTAGGGCTATCGGCTGACTCAAACGTAACCCCAAGCGTAGGGTCGGCTACCCCTTCCGCCATGAGATCCAGCGAGTAGATAGCTCGGGCTCCTGAAGGCCACCCGATCGTGTCGACGTCCGCCCGCTGGAATAGCTTCGGCGATGGGATCTCAGCGTACACATCTGGAGGGTTGGACGAACTCATCATGTCTTTTGAAGAAGACACCATCAGGGAGCGCTGAGCGTGCTGCCAGGCATGGCAGTAATACCGCTCAGCCACAGCCGCCGTGTAAGGCAGCAAAGAAGGCGCCGGCGAATCGGCTCGACGGCGTGGGTTCGCACTGGCGTAGAGTGAGTGAATCTTCAGAGCAAAAGAATTCGCGCTCTCCAGCAGCACACCAATCTCGAAGTAGGTTGCATTCTCCGAGGGCACTACAGTAAGCACCTCAGTTACCTCGGTTCCGTTTGCGAACGTCGTAACTGATTGCTCCTCGACTCGCGTCTCGCCAGACACCGTGTCGTTCCACGCAGCGTACAGCCGACCCCAGCCGCTCTCGATCGTGGTGTACCGGATCGAGATCGTGATGGTCTTTCCTGCCCACATCTCTGGCGGCGCGTGGAAGGAAACGGGCTGGAAGATTACAGGCAGCTCTTCGTTCGGCAGGTCCACCGTGCGAGTACCGCTGGAGAATGCGAAAGAAGCAGAGTAGTCGCCAGAATCTTGAGTGCCCGGAGTACCGGCGGCGGCCAGCAGATCCTTCTGGATGAACCACCCGACGAATTGCGTGGGAACGTATTCCGTCCCGCCAGACCCGACGACGCCTGTCAACCCACCTGTCCCCAGGTTTTGGAAACCACTGGTTGCCACCAAGCCCGACGCAAGCGGGAAGCTCTGCGCTTTCGAGAGCAGATTCAGCCAACGCGTAATTCGGAAGTCACCATTCACCTCAAGCGTGGGCGGGTGGTTGAGGTCTTGCACGTTGGTGGCAGAAGAAAACTCGGAATAGATAGCCTGCATCGCCGAGGTGATCTTCGTGAAATTCCCGTTGATGTCGTTGACGTAGTTCCCCGCGTCAATGGGGTTTGCAAGCGCATTTGCGCCGACTAGTGGCGTTGGCATCGGTTTCTCCTACACACAGACAACAGTCAGTTCTCTCAAGCCCCAGCTCGATGTGCCGACGCCCCACCCTGTCGGTGAAGCTCCCCATCTCCAGCGAGGATCAGTCCAAGGCACCAGTTGGTCTTCTTGACGGCAGCGGAGCGTTCCGGTTGACCCACCCCGGGGCGCGTCAGGAAGGTACAAGTACCCCGGCCAGTAGTCGCTCCCGTGGGCGTAAACGAGAGGATCTACCATGATCAGGTCAGAGGCCGACAAAGCAGGCTGACCGATGGTCGCACGGTACGCGTTCAATCCTGTCTGGACGGCAGAGGTCAGCGAGTCAAAACGAACGATCTCCACCCCAAACACATAGGATAGGTCAACCCCTCCGACGTCGTGCATGGGGTAGTAATCGACAGGGTACGGAACGGAGTCGGGGGTGATTGAGGCTCTACCGACCACCGTGTATTTACCGAGCGCGTCACGCCGAAGCTGTACGGGGATCTTCTCAGCATCTGCGATGAGCTGCTGCGCTTGGTTAGTCACCAAGACGTCTCGCACTACCTTGCGGGTATCGTCCTGCAAACGCACGTTCACCACAAACGTAGCCACGGTCGGCTGACCCGGAAGAGCGTCTTCAGGCATCGTTTTGATGCGCGGGGTTTCCGTGGTTGTGCCGAGTACGATGTCCTGCTTCGCGTCGATCGCGTTCTTGGCGATCCGCTCGATCTGCTTACGCTGGTGCTGCTGACGCTGCGCTGGAGACTGTGTGTTCATGCTGGCACTCTGTAAACAGTGAGCGTCATAGACGCTTCGTTTTCTCGGAACAACTCACGCGAGATGCTCTTGACCTTGTATTTGAACCCTGTGTCCGAATCCTGAATGATATCGCCCGGCTCAAGCAGAATATCCCTGCGCAGCTTTATAGTGCGCTCAGCTTGTTCCGCCAGACGGATCACGAGCTCATTTCGAGCAAACGTCCGGCAACCGGGGTTCGTGATCTCAGGGTGCGTCGGCGTAATGGCCGGCACGATCGAGTCTTCTAAGCTCGACAGGATGGTGTTCTTGATTTCCTCCGTGCGGCGTTCCCACTCCCTGAAAGGTCCAGTACCTGGAACCAGGGAGTTGAAATTGGAGATCACTGCGTCAGCGCGGAGTTCCTTGTAGACCGTCTCGTAGGGAACTCCGTGGATCTCAAAAGAGAAATTCCCGATCTGTTGGAGCACCCAAAGCGCTGAGATGAGGATGGCAGAGGAGGCAAGATCCTTTGAGGCGTTCCCAGGGTTTGCTGTAGCTTGACCTCCAGGCGTACCCGTCTCCAAGTAGGTCTTATAGAGAGCCGCGGTGTAGACGGCGCCGCCATACGCAGAGAAGAACCCCAAGAGAAGGGCAACCGACAGGAACACATCGTTTTCAATGCTCGCGTGGTACTTGGTCTCAGACACGGCTTCAAAGAACGGGTCGCTGATGAGTCCCTGAATGAAACCGTCCACCGTGAAGTTCTCGAAGGTGGGAGACTGTACTGTCACTCCGTTGCCGTCTACTACCGTACCGACCTTGACTCGGTAAGACTCGTTACCGTCCCCACCCCAGGTCTCACGGAAATCCATCCTGCTATCGAAGAAGCCGAACGTCCCCTGGTACGTCGAGAGCTTCTGCTTGGGTTTTGGAATCTCCGACAGGTTCTTATCCAGCCCCAAAACTGTGACGGCGTTGATGGTGTCGTAAGCCCCGCTGTTCTGCGAGATACTCACCACCTCAATCCCGGATACCTCGCGGGAGACAGGACTATCAATTCGTCGAGAGATGAATTTCAGCTTGCCCTCGCCGTTGAACCACGGAGACAGGTGCAGTACCTGCCCAAGCATCCCAATGGCTTCCAAAGGAGAAGTCTGCACGACTTGAAGCTGCTTCTCGATACGGTAGGGCTCGACACCGATTAGCACCTCGTCGCCTTCAAGCCCCATCCCCCAGGCGGTGTCGGTGGCGATCTCTCTGGCGATCGAGCCGACGTCATCGTACCCATCTCGAAACGCGTAAACGCTATCGGGGTTATTAGCGCTATTCGGGAGCCATACCCCCTCGGTGGTGATCTCCCAGTCCACATACTGTTGGTCACGCGAGGTGAACGTCACCTGGGTTGTGCGCTCATTGCCGCGCTCTGTTTTCCCAGGAATTACCCCGGCCGCTCCGGGGATGATCTCTTCGGATGCTGTGGGGGTTTGGACGCTCCACCCTGTGAAGGTGCAGACCCATTGGTCTTCGGGCACCTTTGTGTCGCCCTCATAGATTTTGATGATGCAGTTATAGAACAGCGCAGGGTGCAACCCATTGAGGACCAACGCAATACTCAACGAGGAGCTGTCCGACTGCATGTCCAGGTTCAAAGAGGCTGACCGCACGCGCGAGGTGATGTCGAGCGGCGTCTGCATTGCAGTGCCTCTCACGATGTCGCTGTCCGTGTCACTTAGCCGGCTGTAGATCACCGCACGAAAATCAGGGCAGTGGTCAGATGCCCTGATTCGTTGATCGAGTGCGGTTGCCAGGTATGAGGTCAGCATTACAGTGTTCCCAGCGGAGTCAGCTTGATCGGACTAGAGTACGAGGATCCTACACGATACCCCACGGTCGTGGTCTGCCCATTGTAGTGCATGGCACTCACAATCAACAGATCCCCCGCAACAAGCCCGCGAGCGGACAACCCCAGGCTGTATGGAGTCCCCAACACGAGCTGCCCACTGAGCGTAGTCTGAAGTTGGGTAGCGCAGTTGGTGAACATCACCTTCTGAGTATTGAACACCATCAAACTACCGTCGTCCTCAAAGTCAACCTCACCGGTGTTGAAGTTGACCTTCATTCGAGGCATTGAGAAGTTGTAGGCGTCTGAGCGCACCCCGAACGTGGACGGCCCGCCACGGTTGGAGATAGCGAGCGTCGAGTTGGCTTGCCCTTGTTCTCGGTAGTCGTAGAACGTGTTGAACACGCGCACTTGAGAAGCGCCCGACACTCCCGTGAAGTGCAGATCAACATAAGACAGCTTCGCGGAGGACATGATCCGTGAGCCCTTACCCAATGAGCCGAGACGGTAGACCACACCCTCCTGAGCATCGTGGATAGTCGTTGATCCGATGTCGCCCACGATGTGAACCGTCTTCACCCCGCCAACGGTATCGACCTCATCCAAACCGTCGACCGGAAACATGATCGTGTTGCCGTTCAACACCGCTTGGATGTCATCAGACCCCACCAACTGATCTCGCGTCGCTGCGGTAGGAACTCGCACGGATACCAGCTCGTCCGATGCGTTGCGCCACTGGACAAGGCAGTACGCGGACAAACGTGACACGACCGAGGACACATCGTAGGTATCCACCGTCGCTGCCGACTGTGTGCCCAAACCAAGAGCAGGGCCACTGTCTCCGATCACTTCGAATTGCGTGGAAGCTGTCCAGGTTCCGGGAGTGGTGATTTCGAGTGTGTCGAAATCCGTGAATTGGAACGTCGGCATTTCCTCGACCGCATCCAGGTCAGGGCGCTTCCAGAATTCAGGAAGACCGTCGACGTTCAATTTGAAATTACACCGAACGGTGTAAGCGGGATTCACCCCGTCGTCCACAGTCCCTTCAAGCTCGAAGGCCGAGTCTGAGGAGGACAACATGCTCCGAACGTCTAGCACAGGCAGTGTGCGGCCTGCTAGGGGCATCTGGAGAGCCTGCATATCCCCGAACATGTCAGATGCGGCCGCCCAGTTCGCCTGAGCAACCCCGGATTCATCGTAGAGGGTGATATCCGAAAGAGACGCCGGCGGCGTGGTCATACCTGACGGGTCGTAGAAATCTGCCAGGTTCACGAAATACCAGAAGGGCCATCCGACGAGATACCCTTGAATCAGGTACGTCGGTGAAGTCGCTACGTCCGGCACCAACTGCTGGCCGCCTTTGGCATAGAGCGACGTCGCTCTATCCCACAGAGGTATCTGCCGAATGATGACGTTCGCGTCAGTAACGCCAGCCAGGACGACGTACTGATCGTCAGCGCCGTATTTGTGGAACAGGCGCTTGGTTGTCAGATCAACGACGCTCTCGATATTGATTGTCCCGCCCACCACAGCCAACGCAGGCTCGATCTCCAGCATTCCTTTCTTGCCGGCAACGATCAGGCTCTCGAATTTCTCACCCGTTGAGTAGAGGCTATTACTGAACGTGAGCGTCGCCGTGCCACCCGTTGAGAAAGGCATATAGGCATAATTGTTGCTGGTCGTGTTTTGCTTACAGGTCAGCAGACGATCAAGGCGCGAGTGGTAACACAGACCCCCAAGAGCTGAACCCATGCCGTGAGAGCCGAGAGATACCGCGTCGGGAGTAACCAGGTCAATTCGACGCAGGTCTCCTACCGTGTTCTGCACACCGTACACCTCGTTGGTATTCGGGTTGTACGCAAGATCTCGAATCGGAGCGCCGAGGTTGCCGAGGTTCGTAGCAGACCCGCCGTCGAGGTCAATCTCGTACAGGTCATTAGCACTTGAAACAGTGTAGAACCTGGCGTTGGCTGCGTGATAGCACAGACCACGCAAGCTCAAAAAAGAGGGAGAGTACAACAGCGTGCAAACGCCTGTGAGCTTATTTACCTCCCAAAACTCAGAGCCGCTGGCGCCACCCGTCACCATCACCAGACGCTCGTTCACACTGTCGTAGGTAAGCCCGTATGAGTACAAGGTGGTATCCGTCATGGCGGCAATAAAGGTAGCTGCGCCAGTGAGAGGATCCATCGTGAACAGTTCATGGCCGCCTACGACAAGCTCCACGCCGTACACCACGTCTGCCGAGGAATCGTAGGCCATCCCCGAAAACCACAGGTCATCAGACCCGTCATTGATAACCGCAACTCCCGTCGCCGGCACCAGGTCGACATCCGGGTTGGGTTGGGTGATGTTCGCCACCGCGATCGCCAGGTCACTGCCGGCGTACTGGTTGAAGGCGGCGTAGTCCTTCGAGCGCACCTTGGCGAAGACGTAGGTGTTGGTATTGCTATCCCACCGGTAGGAATAGGTCTGCCGGCGAGTTACCTCGACGCCCCCGCCCGACATGAAGTCCACCACGAACACGCCTGTCCTCTTACGCGAGAGAACGTCGAGCAACCAGCTCGTGGCGGTAGGGTTGAAGTCCACAGCGGACACTGCCGGCAACTGCGCCCCGTCTCCTCCGCGCAAACGGATTTCAGAAGCTGGCGGGTCGTTATCCCACTGAAACGAATTCGGGGCGGAGTAGACGATGTTGGGAATATCCGCGTCGTCGTAGGTCGGCAGATCAAGAGGAACTGCCAGAGGGGTATTCACGCGAAATGCGAAAACGTAGTCCTTGTAGTTCGGGTCATTGGCGACAGAACGAAGGCGCACGCGGATCTTGTAGAAGTAGTTCTCATCGGGGCGCGTCAACGTAAGCGAGCCCGTGCTGGAAATAGGCTGCTGATTCACAGCCTGCACCCTCGGTGTGCTCACACCTTCAGCAGCACCGTCCTCCCACATCGAGATTATCTGAGCGCCACCAAAGCTGCGGATGCCGGCGTCGTTTCTCCAGAACGGGAGAATGGACACGGGGATGTTCACCGCCGCGGACAGACCATCAACCACAATTACGCGGACGTTCTGAGGGTCGGTGAGATCCACAAACCCCTCAGGGTTGTTTACGCCTTCGCCAGGGTTCGTAGACATTACAACACCACCTCTACCTTGTAGACATTCGACAACCGTGCGGAGTATGGCAGATGAATACCAAAAGGAGCACCCCCGACCAGAGTGTCGATCGTGCCTGCTGGGGCACACACCACCTGGACAGCCCAGATATCGGAAGCGCTTAGAAGTCCGCTAGGCTTCAAAAAGAAACTCACCTCGGTCGCGGAGACAGGCGCGGTAAAGACAAACCCCGACGTCGGCGCGGTTCGCCAGATTGACCCGTCCCACATCTCTGCTTTCGCGGGCGAGGTATCGTTCACCGCAGTGAGCAGGTGGGTAAATACCGACGGCGATGTCTTGTAATGGATCTGAGCGCCTTGGTTTGTCGTGGGGGTATCCCACAGCGCTTCCTCGCCGGCGATGACGATGTATTCGAAATCCCCTCCACGCAAACCCTGGGGGATAGACACTGTGAACTCAACCGAAGTAGGCGACCCTGCGCCGAGCGATACCTGGTCGGTATCTGCCGTCAAAAGACACTCGCCCTCAAAGATAGCAATACCCTGATTAGCTCCAGATACTACGGTCGGGAGGTCGTAAGGGTCAGCAGTGGCGTACAAGGTGTCGAGCTGTCCTTTGGTCTCGCCCGGAGCTGCGCCCACCGTGATATCGGCTATCTGCACTTGCTGTTCCAAGTGCCACTTGTAATCGCCCCCGTCAGCTACAGCTACCCACGTCCCCAGTCCTGCTATCAACACCTCGTCTTCTGACAACGCGGCGGGGATAGCAGGGTATGGGGCGGGCGTGAAAGGATCTGAAACAGCGGGCTCTTCCAGAACAGGGTCGGGGTCTCCAGTCTCGTGGTTGTAGAAACCGTACCCTTCAGCATTGCCGGGTAGAAATTCCTGGTGGACGTCGTGCTCACACCCTTCCAGCCCCTCCGCTTCAAGCACGGAACTCACCTGCATGTCAGGGTCAAGAAGCTGCGGGCTTGGGAACCCGTCGATACAGCAGGTGAATGGGTGGACGCTGCTCATGAACCGGTCTTGCGGGTAAATGACTGCCCCTGACAAGCCTTCAGCAACCCAGAAGTAGTAACTGCTGGTGTGAGACTTCCCGCGGTTACGCGCAATGATGTCAATTCGAAAGCACTGGGGTGTGTAGTAGTTCGGGATAACTGTCGGGAAGCCAAGGTTGGGGCCGCCGAGAGCACCTTTGATAAACCACTGGTATCCAGAACCTCGCTCGAAGTTGAGGGGTTTGGTTTCAGCGTCTTGGTCGTCCAACACTCGCGTGATGTACCCGTCTACTGAGTTGGTATGGCTGTTCCCCACCACTACGAGAGTTACCCCCAAGCCCAGGAGCATAGGGTTATGCGGAGACATACCCGCTGCTGCATCACCGAGCGTGAGAAAACGTCGATCGTTGAACCCTTTGCGAACGACCAGGTGCTCTGCGCGAAGTGTGGTAGGACTACTCACCCTCTTCCTCCTCTTCTTCCGGCAATTCCGGCAATTCCGGCGGAGTCTCTGGGGCGTCGCCGTCAACGCAGGGGTTTGTCTCCCCATCCCACGGGTTGAATCCTGGGAGAAGGCTCCAGGGGTTTGAGAAGGCGTAGTCCAAGCTCGTGGAGAAATCACGGAAGAACATCAGACCGCCGTGGAAGTTATCAGACCACTGGAGGTAAGCGGCAATATCGCCAAGGGCGGCAAGAGCATTGGTGGGATCCAAGGCCATCATGATGAAGGCTTCTGACGTCTCAGGGTCATAGCCCAAGACGTTGATATGCCGCCAGATGCGCACACGGTTTCGCTGGAACTGGCGGAACATGGTGTAGTCGTCCGTGTTCTCAGTAGGCGAGCCGAGCACAACGGTACTCTCTTCTCTCACACGGACGATGACGTCCTGGTTGGAGGTGCGACGAATATTTCGAGTAGTCACCTTGATGCGGAACTCGACGCCGGCGAGATAATCGCTATCTGATACCCCGCTGAACCCGAGAGTGTCTTCATCTCCGATAACCGCCTGTGCGACGTACCTACGCGAGCCGACAGACTCAAACCAGTCCGTGATGTCCTTTGACTGCCCCGTAGCGGGGTAGCTCAGGGTGACGGAGAACGTCCTGGCGTGCGCATTGAGATCCAGAAAGATCGTGATTCCCAAACCACGGTAGAGTGAATTCTTGCTGGCAACCAAATCCCCATGCCCGCCATCGTTCATGGTGAGGAACTGCTGCTGTCCACGACCAAAAGCCCTTGGCGGGCGCTCAGCCCACCAAGGCGGTGTGAAGTTCACGAGATTGGCGGAGTGTGGTTGCATCCTACTCGTTTACGTTGAACAGACCAGATTCAGTTGGAAGCTCAGACCCACCTACGGCGAACAAGCTCGCTTGTGGGGGATCCTCTACGCGCACCTTCAGATGAATTTCAAATTGGTTCACAGCCCAATGGCTGTGCGCCATCTGTTGTCGGCGGGTGTCCTTATCCCCCACGCGAGCTAACGCCTGCAACCCACGCTTGTACTCCGGCTTCCAGACATCGCCGCCCACAGTGATCTTGATGATGTCTACGGCGTAGGCTTTCTGCGTGCGGTCAAACGGACGCCAGATCAGGTATTCTCCATTATCCCAGTCAGGGTCATTCAACCACATGCGTTCAATATCCAGGATGAACTCCCACTCCGCCGCCAGCCCACCTTCTGGACGGAAGCTCTCGATGATCACCGTGTCATCAAGAACGCGATCGAACTTATGCACGAAGTTCGATCGCTGAGTCTTCATCTGAGCGATATCCCTACCAGCGTGAACGTCACTCATGAAGAAGTCGGTCTCTTCAGGGAGGTACGGGTAGACCACCAGCCTCTGAGAAGGGTTCGCCAAACCTGAGTGGTAGAGCAGTCGAGACCCAGAAACCGCAGGGCAAAACGGGTCGTAGTATCCCCCCATGTAAGGCGGGACACCATACGGCCCGAAGCGGTCAAAGAGGTTCCCAAAGGTCTTCGGCATCTCTTACTCCGGGTGCATCGTGGACTGGATCGGGTTGCCGCTGTTGTCGATCGTGGTCGAGAGGTCAAACGCTTCCACGCGGTTGGTGGTGTTGGTGACGTCAGCCTCTGCGGTCGAAAGGTTTCGCTGGTCTTTCGGGAAAGTGTTGATGGCATAGGAGGAAGGCTGTCCTGTCGCCAAGTCTTCCAACACCATCCGCAGGTTGTGGCCCGAGAGCGCCAGCGCTCGATCGAGCATGTCCAAGTCAACCCCTTGAGAAGTGGTATCGAAAATGTCGATGTCCGCCTTCTCCTTGTAGACCAGTGAGAACGCCGTCGTGCGGCCGTCACTCACACGGCGCAAACCGATGATGTAGAACTCGTCCTCATTTGGCAGCACCGTACCGTCAATGAGGAAAGTTGGGACACCTCCTTGGTCAATGAAATTCGGGTTCCCGTCGATCTCATAGGTGGCGTCGTAAGTGATATCCCATTCCAGGTCTGAATCTGGGAAAGCATGGTAGTAGAGCGTGGACGAGGAGATCGCGTACATGCGATCGGCCGTCGGATTCACCGCAGCACTCTGGTAGGTGTTCGACACCGAAGCCAAAACGGTCGCGCCACCAGTGTTCGGGTTGATCTCATAGAGTTGCTGAGTAACGGTGTTGTCGCCCACCCCGAAGAGCTTTCGGCGGGTTGGGTCGAAGGCAAGGCCGCGGACGTCGAATGACCCGCCGAAAGCACCGACAAGCGAAGCTACCCCTGTCGCTAGATCAACGACGTACAGGTTGCTTCCCGTCGACCCGTACACCGTCCCTGTCAACGGGTCTCGCGTGAGAGACTCCATACCACTGACGCCCAACGCCCCCACCACTGTGCCGGCTACAGGCCCCGCGCCGGCGAGTACGGAGACAGGGTAGTAGATCAGATTGTTGGTGGCGCTATCGACGCAGTACAGGCGGTTAGAGGTAGGTTCGAAAACCAATGCCGCGACGGTGTTGGAAGTTCCCACCGAGTTCACCGTAGCACCCGAAGCTTCATTGATCTCGTACAACGTCGGCCCCGCCGAGTTGCACCCGAAGATTCGAGAGCCTGTGTCATCCCAGTCGATATCGGTATTTGCTGAGCAAGACCCAATACTGGTAGCGGAGGAACTAGGTAAGACGATGGTCGCCTGCTGGTCAGCAGAGAAAGAGAAGTAGGCGCCGTTGGCTGTGGCAGAAGGGTCAAGTCGAGCAACCCCCACTTGGTAAGTCGCCGTCGGTACGAACTCCGCAACCGCACGACCCGGAAAGATTCGGATCGCGCTGAGATCCCTCACAGGGACCACCTGCATATCAGGCAAGTTGTTGTGCGGCATTGGGTTCTCCTACTGTTCCGCTGCGGACACTTCACCCGACACACGTTGGGTAGCATCCAAGAATTTCTTCTGGCGGTACCGAGCGATTACCGAAGACCCGCTGTTGTCAGGATCTCCGTCGTACACCTCGATCAAGACTTCAGTGGGAACACCAAACTCTTGGCTGACGATCGTGACCTTCTGGTTGTGCCCTTGCAGACCAGCAATGCGAGTGATCGCGTCGTTGATCGCGGCGATGTTGGTGGGGCCGACTGTCCCGAAGGTCGCGTCGAACACTACGAAGTACCACTCAGAACGGAGTTGCGCGGCCGCATTCCAGATCCGCACACGGTAGAGCTTCCCCGTCGCGTAGGAGCTGTCCAACTCGACCTTGATCGCATTACCCTCAGTACCGGAATCGACTGAGGAGTCGGAGTCCACGATCGCTGAGTCAGTGACGTTGTAGATCTCCCAAGACCAGGTGGTAGTCCCGCCTGCTCCCTCAGTGGGGTCTGGGAAGAAAACCAAAACGGCTTTCCCCAGTTGGTAGGTGTTCGGTTTGGCAACCTCCAGGGCGCCGCCGTACCCTCGTGCGTGCAACATGTAGTCTCCTATGGACGTGCGGTAGCTGGGGCTACTCCCAGACCAGACCCCGTGTGTCGGCGCAGGATATCTATGATTATATCAGCCCGCTCCACAATAGGACGATTCGCCTGGTGGAGGGTTTCAGCCACTTCCTTGATAGCTACGGTAGTGGACCCTGAAATCACACCTCGAATTTCTTCGGTGGATTCGATCGCAGAGTCAACCGACTCGTGGACAGCACTGGCTGATGATTGCAGACGGCTGAGGAGGAATGATCCCAACGCCATGATCCCCACAGACAGCGTACTCATCGTCTCACCAAACGCACTGGTCAGCGAGTCCTTCAAACGAGTCTGCAAGCTAGCTGTGAACTCCTGCGTGAGCTGGTTACTGACATCGGTGAAGATCTTCTTGCCAATGCCGGCGGCGTAATGCATCCACGCATTGAATCGAACACCGGCGGCATGAGCTTCTTTTCGAGCTTCGTGCATCCCTTCTACCAACGAGCCGTCGATCATTCCCGACAATGTGTCTTGTAGCGCCGAGCCCACAGACTTGACGATGTAGGAGTCAACCACAGGGGCAACATTGATCTTGTTCCCCATCTCCTGGATGCGTTTCTCCAACGCTGCACGAATGCGGTCAAACTCCTCGGGTGACATATTGTCGAAATTCAAGTCGCCCACAGGGACTTCGAAGCCTGCTTTGTTTGCCGCGTCAACAAACAGCGCTCGGGCGTCGATACTCTCCCCCGCTTTTGCTGCTTCAGCGGCTTGATCTTGTACCTCAGCCATGAGGTTGGAGAGCATTTGGGATTGCTCATACACAAACTCCTTGCTCTCGCGGGAGTCGAACTTGAACATCGCCAGATCCTTGGGACCAAGACCCAACGACTCGCGCTGTTGCTCGAAAATCCCCTTGCGTTTGAACTTCTCAACCTCACGCTGGGTCTTTGCCTCAGCCGCTTTGATTGCAGCTTCCCGGCGAGCGTGCATGATCGCCCGCTCTCGGAGCTTTTCGATGTTCGTGTACGACTCAACCTCTGCGTCAAGCATCCCTGCTTGCTTCGCCATGAGGGTGATGACTTCCTTGTAGTACGATGTGCCACGGTACTGGTCGAGCTTCTCCAACGCCCCGCCCAGCGCAGCCTGCAAAACGGACGCCGGTGTGCCGACCTCATTTGCACTGATGCCGATAGCAGTGAGCACGTCGGCGCCGACCTCCTTTCGGGCGGCAAAGTGCTTCTTGGTATTCTCCAGGACGCGCTCGTACACGCGGATGGATTTATCCGTCAACACATCGGTGAGTTCAAGACCAACTCCTCTTTCACCCAACACATTGACAAAGATACTGTTCATTAGCTTCGTGACACGGTTCAGCTGCGCAGTACGGGATTTCGCAGAGGCCATGTCATCCTCTACCAAGGCCGTCTGTGCCATCTCTTGCCATCGCTGGCGCTCCGCAGCAAGCATCTCAAGCATCGTTATGATTACTGTCGATGTTCCTGCGTCCCGCACGACCCCAATACGATCTTTGGTTCTGGACGCCTCTTCAGGGTCTTTGAAGAGTTTCTGCAAAAGATCTTCTCGCTCAGAACGAGTGCTTCGCTCTACTGCTGAAATACGGTCATACTCGTCAACAATCCCTGCGAGCACCGAACGAGCCTCTTTACCTTTCATTGAGATGTTGAATATGCGCAGAGCCAACGACTGAGAGTTTTTGGCCTGTTCCTTAGCTCGTCGATTAGCGTCTTCCAAGGAGTCGCTGAATGCTGAAGTCTCGTCTGACGCACGTTTGATGAGATCCCCGTACTCCGACCAAATTTCTTTAGCGTTCGCACCAAGATCGTCTAGGAGGCTCGACACTTCTGGAGCTTCGTCTCTCATAATGGTCAGCGACTGATCCCAAGAATCTTCAATGTCCCGTGCCAGTTGCTGGTTACTCTCTGCGAAACGTTCCGCTAAGGCTTGCATCTCGCGGCGCTCGCCGAGGTCTGCATCATCAAAGTACCCTGTGCCGGCGGCGGCCAGGAACATAGCCTTAATCATTTCGGATAGATCCGACGTGACCAGATCCAGCTTGGCTTTTTCCTCTTCAATCTTTTTGGTCAAGATATCCGAGCGTCTGAACAACTGGTTGGCGTCAAAGCTGGTTACTTTTAGCATCCCCTCAATGTACTCATCCCGAGAGGCTTTCTCCTCCAACTGCCTCTCAGCCTTAGCTAAGTCGATCTTGGCGAACGTGTCATCAAGCGTAGGTGCTACACCGTATTTCTCTTGCATCAAGGCCGACAGCTCAACATCTTCTTGGAGCTGTTTGATCTTTTCTCGCAGAGTCTTGTCAGTCCTATCCCAGTCTGCCCCAAACTCACCTCGAAGCTCATCGTACTCCGCCAGTGGACCGGACTTCAGATCGGACAACTCTTGCTCAAGTTGGGCTATACTAGCGCGAACCGCTTCAGCTTTGGCCTCTAGCTCTCCAGATGCAGATGCATCGAGTACGTATTTCAGGTTCTCATCTAGATTAGCTTGCAACGCTTGAACCTTAGCTCGCGCCTCCTCAAACGAACGCTTCTCCAACCTAACGATGTTTTCGATAGGCAACTTGGAATCAGAACGCAGCTCATCGGAGAAATCACGGCTCTTTTGCAGAACGCCTTCAGAGAATAGTTGGACAACCTCTTGCTTGAATTTGTCGGGGTCTATATTCGCGTCCCGGAGCTTGCTCAACAGATCTTCGTCAGTTACGCCTTCAGAAGACATGTACTTAGCAGCTCTCGATTTAAGTATGCGTTCGCGAGCTTCACGCATGTTCCGGTCTTCAACCTCTGACTGGACTTCATAGAGCGCCTCTAGATCTTTCTGCGCTTCCTTACGGCGAATCTCAAAGTAGTGCGAATAGCTGCGACCCTCTGAGGTTGGGTTCATCTTCTCCTTAATCCAATCAAACCCAGCAGCAACGTACTGCCTGATTATAGCGGATATGTGCAACGCCTTTGTCTTCAGCCAGCTAACCACCTTTATGCGGGCGTTGGTTAGTGCGATCTCGACCTTTGCGTTAAACAACACAACCGCCATGTCAAACCCAAGCTTCACGCTTGTCCACACCCAGCGCCCAAACGCCATAGCTGAGTTCTTTACAAAAGACCAAACCCCATTGATCAGCGTTCGCAGATCTTTGAAGAAATTATTTCGACCTTCCGCAGCGTCGAAGTACCGGTCACGGATGAACTTGACCACCATCTGCGCAGAGGTAGCCACGATCCTCGTAACCAACCGAACGCCGGCAACCAAACGAGTGAGAAGGTTCGGCACCTGTGTTTGGATGTCGTCGAGCCACCCCTCGGAAGCTTCCATGACTTCTTCAACCACCACCAAACGGATACGCTCAAACGCCTGCTTGATTTGAATGATGGTCTTCTGGATACGCTGTGCACGCAGCACGGTCTCGTCAGTAACGAACGGAACCTTAGAGGCTTCGATCATGGCCTCTTTGATATTCACCGTGTCGTCCATCAACACGCCGCGGAGTGACCCGAACTGCGCACCAATAGTTTGCAGCAAGCGCTCCTGGTATTGCAGTGAGATGTTGCCGGATCGCACCGCTGACACGATCGACATAAAGATGTCAACGGGGTTCATGGTGTGAATCTGTTGGAGGTCAATGCCTATGCTGGCAAAGATCTCGCTCATCTCTCCAATACCGCCCTCTTGCTGGAGTTGGGTAATTGAGGACTTCATCGAGATGAACGCCTGTTGGACTTCCATCCCGTTCGCACCCAACATCTCCATCGTGCGGGTGAGCCTATCGTAGTCCTTCACAGAGATGCCGGAGATGTTTGCGTCCCTGCGCAAGTCCCTGATCTTGGCGGTCGCTTGGTCCAAAAAGTTGAACGCGCTTTGCAGAGCACGTTGGCCTTCAGAGATGACGGTACCAAACAACTCCCCGATCACTTTACCCAACACACCGATGACTTTGACAGGGAGGCCGATGAGTACCTTGGTGATGAGTCCCAAAACGCTAAGAAGCTTGTCCAGACCCGCGAACAAAAGCCTTACCGGCTCCGCCACCGCGCCGATAATCCTGCCAAAGAACCCAAACGCACTCACCGCTTTGAGAATCCCTTGTGACAGCGCGTTTGTGGCTGCCAGAAGCCCTTTGACCAGGTAAATCGGCGAAGCGCCCGCAGTGCCCAACACGGAGCCAGCGACGTTCATGGCTTTGGAAAACGCTGCGCCGCCTTGACGGAACATCGCAGAGAGACCTTCAGCAACTCCTGAAGCTCCCCCACCAAGCATCTGCTTGATGCCTTGGTAGAGTACGCCCGTACCCTTCTTCATCTGTTCAACCATGACAGGGAAGAAGGTGGACGACTTGATAAGAGCCTCACGGAGAGGACCCATTTTCGGCAGCGAGCTGGGGAAGAAGTTATTAAAGATGTATTGCAGGACACCAGCGAGATCCCGCATGGTTTTCGCCGTACTCTTCTCCATCTCCTGAATCATGGTCGGAAGCAAAGTTTGACCGGCGTGTTTGGCTTTCTTGAGGAGATCCTTGTCGTTGAATACCTTGCCGGCAATGTTCTTCAGCATGTCGTCGGTTATGCCCGCCCAAGCCCCCGTGGTTTGAGTACCGAGGCTGAAAGCGCCGAACTGGTTTGCAATCCTCCCCGGGTTGAACGGAAGACCGGCTTCGGCCATGATCTCGCTGAGAGGTTTTTGGCTACCCCCTCTCTTAGTGACCATCGCGTTCTGCGCGATGAAGTCTTTCATCCCCTCACTGGTTCTTATGCCCTGCTCAATCCCCTTCCGCACAGCCTGTACGATCGCGCTGAGCATCTTCGTCTGGTCCGGCAACGCTTTGAACTTTTCGAGGTGTTCCTTACTCGTCAAACCAGCAAGCTCCCCCACGCTGCGAGGGAAACCCCTCATACCCATAGAGGCAAACGCTGTAATAAGCCCTGCGGGGCTTTTCTCACCGATCTGCTTGAGGCGTTCGACGGTCTCCTTCTCATTGACGCGAGCCTCATTACCACTCATGCGGATAAACAACTTATCCAGCCCAGCGGCCATCTCCATAACGGCTTGAACGAGACTCTTGATGTCTGCGTCGTCAGCGTTGGCGTCCGTCAATAGCTCCTTCAAAACCTGGAGAACGTCCGAACTGCCGGAGAAGCCTTGGTGTGTTGAGTAAATCTTCTCCAAAGCCCTGTGTTTGGCGGTGTCAGAGCTAACATCCGCTTTGAGAGTGCCCTCCGCGAAGTCTTCGTCTTTGGTGATCTTGCCGAGTCGTGCAATCTGCTTGAGGGTGGTGAACGAATTGCCTACCGCCAACCTACCGTCAGTGCTTTGCTTCGCCTTCTCTGCTTTCGCTGCTTCTTCGGCCTTCTTCACGGAGCCGGAGAAATCGTCAAGCTCCAGCTTGGCGTAGGTTACGGACTCACCCATCTTGCGGAGGTGTTGCGCCAAGAAGTCCATCTTGGTATTCACACCCTCTTGCACGTCACGGTTGGCGACGAGTGTTTCGGTAGATAACCCGAGCTTGGCGGTAAACTTCTCCAGAGCCGCTACAGTTTTCTGTGCGTCCTCAGCGCTCATCCCGAGCATCTGCTCCAGCAGGTTTTTGGCAGACTCGCCACCAGCCTTTGCGTTACGAGCCAGCGCCGTGAGTTCTGCTTTCTTGGCTTCAGCCTCAGCGAGCTTCTTGGCAGTCTCGCTATCCGCGAACGCCAAGTCAGCTTCGCCGGGCATAGCCTTTTGGAGCGCTACGATGAGCGCGTCGATGCGGCTGTCGAAGTTCTGGTTGCTGAGGTTCTGCCCCATGTTGCGGAGCCTGTCGGAGTGCTCCGTCGGAGACATCTTGGTTCTGTTCTCCTTGATGTCCCTGTAATCATTGAACGCCGCGTAGATCTCTTTATTCAGAGCCTTCGCGTTCTCCGAGACCTTCTTCAGTTCTTCGCGGGCAGAGTCACTGAGTCCGTTGTCTACGTCGTCAGCCGCTTTGTCCAAAACCTTGACGAAAGCCATAGCCTTGTCGGACATGTCGGTGATTACGCGCATGTAATCACCAAGCTCAGCAACCACCTTCGTGGCTTGCTCAAAGTGGTGATCACTGAACTCATTCAAGGTCTTCTCAGCGTCTGCCAGTGCCCTCTCGTACTTTGAAGCGTTTTGCAGCGAAGCATCCAACTGGTTGTTGGCCAACCACTCTCGCTCCGCACGGGCGATCTCCACCTTCTTACGTCGATCGAACAGCGCCTTGTCCGCTTCGGCCTGGGTCTTCTCTTGCGCGAGCTGGGCGGCGAGCTGGTCAGACATCTTCTCTTCGGCGTCCAAGCGGGCGTTGTAGGCATCAGCCGCCCGCTTACTTGCTTCCGGTGCAGCCTTCTGTTGGAAGGCTTTACGTTCTTTTCGCGTGATAGACTCGGGCTTGCCTTTCTTACGAAGCTTCTTCTCCTCTTCCAGTGCTTGGGTGAGTTCCCCCTCCACTTTTTTGAGTTCCCCAGAGCCAGAGGTCTGCTTTTGCAAAGCCTCTTCATACTCGTTGTACACGGCGCCCAAGTGTACCTGCGCGGCCTCCAACGCCCTCAACCGTTGGGTGAAGGTCTGGTACTTCTCACGATGGTTGCTGAGAACAGCAAACTGCTTGGCGTATTCCCCCGCAAGCTTCTCTGCCCACTCCTTCAACGGGGCAATCTGGGTCTCTTTGACACTGACCTCTTGCCCTTCCTCGCCGTAGGGGTTGTACTTATTGAAAGCGCCTTTCGTGGTAACACCGCTGAGCTTCGAGTACCGAGTCGGGTCGATTGACTTGAGCAATGAGATGAATTCAGAAACCACACTCTTTCGAGTACCAGCACCTTCCTCACCGGTAAACTCTGAGATGGCCTCTGCCGCAGTCTTCAACAGTGAGGCGGACTCTTTCAATCGGAGGTAGGCTTCTTCACTGGCACCCACATAGTTATCGCCGTCTTGAACATCCATCAGCAACTGGTTCATGCTTTGGATCTCTTTGGAGGTCCTCATCTCCAATCTGCGGATCGCGTTTTGCTTACCCTCCAGGTCGCCCTTACCTTTGTCAGAAGCTTCGAATTTATTTAGATCTTTGCCGAGCACACGGTAAAACTTCCGAACGATCTCCACCTGCTCGTTGGCGAGGGTGACTTGCTCCGCTTCGAGCATCTTGCGACGACGGCGGATTTCACGGATTTCCTGCTGCTTGTTCTTGACGTCCTGCCTTCTCGCGTCGTCATCCTTCTTAGCCTTCTCAGCACGACTGGCCTTCTCTGCCTCAACCTGCTCTTTGGTCATCTGCTTGAGAATTCGACGCTCATCCCTCTTCTTCTCCTTGGAGAGATTCTTAGCGGACTCCGCCAGTTTCTCATGGTGCTCCTTCAGGGCACGCTCTGCGGTCTCCAACTCGTGCTTCTTCAGCTCCTCTTCTTTCTTGTACTTCTGGCGGAGAAGGGCTCGCTCTTCCTGGAATTTCTTGATGCGACGCGCTTTATCAACCTCCGCTTCCGAAGGCCCGCCACCCGCACCCCCCGTGAGGAACTTTTGAATAGCTGAGACCGCTCGGGTAACACCACCAAAACCAGAGCGCAGTTTTTGAACTTGCTCATCAAGCTTCTCAAACGCCCCACCTAACGGAGTGAGCGTACTGTCCTGCATCTTCTTGATAACCGCCGTGTATTTGTCCACACGAGCAGAGGCGAGCTTCAGAGCAACATTCAGCTTGTCCAGCGCGTCATTGCCGGCTTTTGAAGCTTCGAGCTGTTCCTTCTCCGCCTTTTCACGCTCTTCGGCGTTCTTGCCTTGGGCTTTCCCAAAACCTCCGGGAGAAAGGAACCGGAACCCTTTTCGGACCTTATCCAGAATGAAATCGGATACAGCTTTGGCACCGCCCGCCGCTTTCTCGCCGGTACTGTCGATGCTCTCTCCGTCATACCCTTTGAGGGATTTTCCTTTTTCCTTCGACCAACGACCCAAGCGGCCGGGGAGCAATGCACCACCTACCTGCGCGAGCCCCTTCGCCAGACCCTTGGTGCTCTCACGGACACTACCAAAAATCTTGCCCACCTTATTGGCGAGCCCTTGCCCGAGCTTGCCCAGAATCATCAGGGAAGTCTCAGTGACTGCCGAGAGGGGTGCGAGAGCGCCGCGGTAGAAGAACTTCACCATCCCGCCCAACGTTTGGAAATACCCACGCACGGCGGTCTTCATCAGGTTGATGGACGCTTTTGCACTGAAGGGTGAAACCAGGATTGCTCCAACGGTGTTCATCACCGATCGGATAGGCCCAACCACAAACCCTTGCATAGCATCGTCGAGGAGCATTCCGAATTCTCGGAAAGAGGTGAGTACGTTTTTGAACTTATCAACGAACTCAGAACCGGCGAGCTTCGCTACCCCGTCCATGAACTTGGCAGTGTATTTTCGGATGCGTCGTGCTGCGCCGAGGTAGACGTTCTCAAACAGACTGGCAAACACATCCACCATGTCGGTGAGTTTGGCGTTTGCTTGGCGCTTGAGCCTTGTCGCCAACCAAGCGAAGAAGGCAACCTCTTTCTTCAAAGCCTTCCACCGCATCTGCATCTGTTCGTAGATGCCGGCAGCCAAACCAGTTGCGAGGTTCCTTGCACCTTTGATGACAAACGGTGCGGCGACGACACCAGCAATACCGATCGCCGAAGCCCCGCCCGTCCCAAAGATAGACGCCAGCAGCCCGCCATTAGCAAACGAGTTGCCGGCTGCCAACCCACCGGAGAACGCGGCCGCGATCGCAGACACCGCTCCCGTAATCCCACTGGTGATGGTTCCGTCGATAATGGAACGGAAGATCATGACGATGGGTGAGTTGTATATGACGGCACCCATCATGTCGAACCCAGACACCACAAACCCAGGCATTGTGGTCAAGAAGAAGGTCTTGATAGCACCCACCGCGGCAGCCGGTGCTTGTCCCGAAAACAACAGCGCTCCAAGAACACCGCCCGTGATAGGTGCGGCGGGGCCGATAACCATCGACATGGTTTTGTAGATGGTCTCAGCGATCGAGCCCATCGACTTCTTGAACTCTCCTGATGACTCCTGCAACCGCTTAGCCGGCTGCGTCGTCAGGGACATGATGGACTTCATGCGGGCGTTGACTGTGCGCTTCTCTTCCTCGTAGCGCTCCCGCGTCGTTTTCACATTCTCTTCTTCAGTTTCACGCTGCTCTCTCAGCACAGCCGCCATTTTGGTGCCGCTGCTGATATTCTTCTGCGTGCCGCGGTCAACCAGCTTGAGGTTGCTAGCCATCTCAACCAGGCCAGCCACGAGCGATTTGAGTATGCCCTCCAGTTTGACACCCAGGGCGAAGATACCCTGCACCGACTTGTCGAGGTTCTCCAACGAGGTCATGGCGGATTTCAGGCGAGCGCCCATACCCGCCGAGCCGCGAATCATCTTGGCGATCTCTTTGCCTCTTGTAGCGAGGGCTTCGAGAATCGGCCACATCTGACGCAGAGACTGGAGGAAGAGCATCGTAGCCGCACGGCCGTCGCCAGCTTGCGCACGGATACGCACGATCGACCTGCGGAGCACGGTGAACAGCGCCTGAATCCCGATGAGACCAGTCGAGATAAACGACAACATCGGGAACACGAGGCTCCCCAACCCTGTGATAGAGCCGGTCAGTAAGCCTACCCCCGAAACCACCGTCGAGAGGATTGACGCAGCGTAGTAGAGCTTGGAGATCACAACGTCAGACGTCAAGTTGATCTGCACAAGACCTTTGTTGATGGCCATTACCAGATCTCGAATCTGGCTGACCAGACCTCCGATATTACGCTTGAACACAAGCCCGATAATCCCACCAAGGGAGAAGCGCATAGCCCCGAAGATACCGGAGGCTAGTGTGAGCCCCCCGAGCATTGATGTCAGCCCGTTGGAGAGCTTGTTCATCATCTCTACGGTGCCGCTCACCTTGTCGGTGATCCCGACGATGTTCTTCCACAAGGCTAAGGTGCCGCCTAGCAGACCCCCGCCGAGGGCTTTCATAATACCCCCTATGGAGTATTGAATTTCCTCGGTGTGTTCGGAGATATGCCGCACCGTCTCCTGGATGATAAACCCGAGCCCGAGGATCTTACCCAAGGACGCCGGAGTAAATCGGTCGAGGAAGTCCCCGACCTTCCCGAAGACACGTTCCATACGGCTTTCGGTCTGCGCTGCGCCATTCTCAAGGTCACGAGCCAACCCTTGCTGGAACTGCTTGCGGACGTTCCCCATCCGCGCATCCAAACTGTCAAAGATGGTTTCAATTACGAAACCTGCTTTTTTGAATTGGGTGGTGATCTCAGAGATATTGGCGGTCATTGACCGAATCGAGCGGTCAAGGCCGTCATCAAGCTCTACTTTGATGACGGCCTTTTTTGAGGCGAAGGCGGTGAGTTGTTTGCTGAGGGAGTCGAGCTTTTCGAACACGTTGCCCATGTTCGTCACAAAGTCGATCTGAACCTGTCCAACTGAACTCATGCTGTTGACTCCTGTCAGGAGGACACCAGGCCCTCCCAATTCTTCTCAATTCGCGCAATCTCCTGCTCAGATAGCTCGGTTGCGCTACGTTCCGCTTCTTCCCAGGTCTTCCCGCTGACATCCCCGACAGACCAGGGCGAGTCAATCTTCCGACCCGTGAACTTCGCCATCGCTGCATCCAATTTACGCGCCATCTGCAACACCTTGACCTGCTTAGCCCGCAGCTTGTCTTCCTCAGCCTGCTGCTTGCGCTCAACGGGACTGGGGTTTTTGCTGGAGAAGAGAAATTCCAGCTCCCGGTCCATGTCGCTGATGCTGTTGTCCAACGATTCGTTGAACTCCTTGGCGTGTTTGGCGGCCTCTTTGCTTAGAAGTCCTGCCAACGACAAAGAGAGAGCGCCTTGTAGTCGACGTCCCTCTTCCAGTTTGGATTTTATGCAGAGCATGATGTGAGCTTTGAACTGCCCGAGGGTCATGCTCTCCCGCATTTCTGCTAGTCCGAAACCGTTTCGGACTAGCAGGTTCTCTCCCGTCAGAACGCTTAGCTCTGATCCGAATCCGTCTTCTTCTTCGCCTTCTTCGGAACTTCCTTGCCCTTCTCCGCGTCCATCGGCTCGTTCGTCGGCAGCGCCTCCTCGTCCGTCGTCTCCTCGCTCTTCTTCTTCTTCGGAAGCGCCTGAGCGAAAAGTTTTCCCAGGCTGCCAGACCCCTTGAAGTTGACTTCGTAGACAGCCTTGGCGAGTCCCACAACGTCGTCGATCAAGAGATCGGAACTGTCCGAAGTAAACGCCTTCTCATCGAGCACAACGTACTCGCCAGCGTCAGTCACCGTGGCCAGAACCAGCGCTCGCGTGAACGCAGATTCTTCCTCGCTGATGAGATCCAGAACGACTTCCGCGAGGTTGATCGGGTCAAGACCCTCAGACCCCTCGCTGAACTGCTGGAGGACGCCCTGCTCCTTCAGGCGCCCAAGGATCTTCTTGAGATCCTTCGCCACGTTCATGGCAGTACGATAAGTGTACTCCTGCACCATGACCGAGCGATCGCCGGAAAGTTTGACGACCTGGTTGTTTGCTCCTGCAATCTTGCGCATGAATTTGCTCCCTACGACCTTCAGATAAAAGTGCGCCCTGCTCAGGGCCACCAGAAGTGAAACCCAAACCATAGAGTTCTCCTCACAGGGCTGCGCTTATACTAGAAAAGGCTCCCCAATCTGGGGAGCCTTTTCTCATTACCGACTTCTAGTCCAAAGACTAGATGCAGGCGCCTTGCGGATCCACAAAGGTACCGAAGTGACGCTTGAGCAGGTGGAACGTGCCCCGTCGACCAAGGCCGTCGGTGAGGATCTTGAAGGTCATCGCGGCCTTCGCAAACGAGGTAGGATCAGCGGTCAGAGCACCGTTGATACCCGCGGAGGTGCGGTAGAACTGGTACGCGCACTGCGGGCCAGAAACACTGAGGATCTGGATTTGCAGAGCACCCTCGATCGTCGAACCGTCTTGCAGCGAGTACGAGCAGGCTTCCCGCTCGAAGCTGTAGTCAATTCGCACCGTCGAACCACTCGGGATCGCACCACCGGCGACGCGAGTGATGGTGGTTTGGGTAGTAGCCACCGCACCACTAAAGGTGTGAGAGGCACTCGCTGCCATGTCAGCAATCAGCTCAGTGCCGGTAACAGCCAGCGGTGCAGGATTGACACCATCGCGGGTGCGGTAGGAGATGTCCAGATCAGCACCGGTCGATTCCGCGAAGAACGGGGAGTTCAGCTCGTTGATCGCAGCGGCGATCGACGCGGCAAGGTTCGTGGCGTTCGTGGCAGTGGCGCCGTCGTCGAACTCCGTACCGCAGGTCAACGTGTAGATCGTACCGTTCGGGTGAGTCAAGACAAGCGTCTGACCCGCCGTACAGGTAGCGCCCGCCACAGTGATTTGGGTGACGGCCGAACTCGTGCCCTCGTTCGCAGCAGTGACCGTGTAGTCCGTGGTGAGGTTGTATTCCACGTCACCCGTTTCGTTTGTGACGCGGAGGACAGTTGCGCCACGATAGATGATCACACCGTCGAAGATACCCTCACGGGCTTGACTCGCAAAGTTCGTCGCCGTGGTGCCGGTGAGCGTGACGGTTGCGCCCTCATAGAGGACAACCATGTTGCTGTTACCAGCGGTACGGTTGGTGATGGTTTGCGAGCGGAACAGAAGCTCCAGGTTACGACGAACGATCTCAGTGAGACCAAGGCCGATTTCACCATTCAGCTTCGTCACCACACGGTGGACGGCGGACTGAATACCCTCGCGGGCAGAGTCCTTCTCCAAGTAGTCTTCACTGAGGTCGATCGAGAGGTCTTCGATATCACCCAGCTCAAACGGGTTCGTAGCGCCGTCGGGCGTGAACCAAGCGGAAATCCGCGAAGGCAACATGTAGTTGGTCTTCGAGTGCGGAGAATTCACAGTTTTGGATTGTGCAGGCATGTCTGCTACTCCTTCATGTTTTCATGCGTTTCTGGTGTAAAGAACCGCAACTCTGAAAGAGAAGACTGCTCGACCATTTTCCTGGATTTGATCAAGCGAAGGCTCAGTCGATCGGGTGGCCCTATGCACTACCACGTCCACAGAATTACTAACCACCGTCTCTTCTGCATCCTCGCTATGTCTGCCCAGGTTATCCCGGGTGATCATCCAGCTTTGGTTCTGGAACAGGCTCCATAAGCGTAGAGCTGCTGTCTTTGCGAGCTGGGGTGAAGTACCTGACACCGCAATTCGCACGGCTCCCTCCCGTTGAGGATCACTGTGGGAGCCGGAGAAGGAGTAACTGCTGCCGTCGTCGTAGACACCAACGATTACCCCATAGGTTTCATGCTGGTCGGCATTCACCTCGTCAGTCAAGATGGAAAACAGGTTTTTACCCAACTCCAAAGAAACGGGGGCGGAGAGGTTCTTGGATTTCGCACCCGGATCTCCAGGACGCTCGATCGGGAAGTAGAGCGCGTTGAGGAACAACGCCACGCAATCAGAGAGCAACTGCGTCGCCGGCGGCGTCTCGGGGATCACGCTATCCAGCGTAACCCGCAAGGCGTGTATCTGACCTTTGGTAAACCCAGACTCTGCCATTACTTCCACCTGCTGTACAAGTCGGCGACGGGGCCGGCGTCGGATTCGTCAATATCTGACTGCGGGGCGTTGTCTGAAATGCGGTCGTTGGTGCGGTTTGCTTTTTGGCTAAGCTTCACCAAGGTGAACTCCTTGGTACTCGCTGCACCAAGGGCGGTCTCCTCAACCTTCTCGTCTTTCACCAGGTAGAACTCAGTAGGGCGGTGATTGAAGACCAGCACATCCCCCACACGGACTCGATCTTTCAGCAACCTCGTGTGAAAGATCGCCAGAGCATCGCGCATGTAGTAGGTGTCCTTATCGGTGTACACCCTGCGGGAGGAATCCTCAAACCAGCAGGGGATACCCACTACAGCCTCTTCCTGCGTCTTCTCAAGATCAGCGAACTGAGAGGCCGCGACGGTCTTGGCAGGAATGATTCGACGTAGTGAATGGCGGTGCATAGCTACTTCCCAACAATGATTTTACGGAGAGCGCTAACCCCTCCCAAAACACCACCTGTGATTGCCGCAGCGACAGCAGCCGGCGCCGCCCCCATACCAATGAGGACAGGCGTGGCAACCAAGGCCATGATCTTCAGGTTGTCAACGACGCCGGCAATCCTGATGGTGCCGTTGATTGAGATACGGATGTTCCTGCGAAGCCGGCCCAGGATTTTCAGGTTCTCGGAAACCTTGCGCTCCTGGGTTTGGAGATTCTGCATTGCTTCCCGCACTGCCTTTTTGCGCATGGCTATATCACGGGCTACCGCCTGCGCTAATTGCTCGATTTTCTGAGCGTAGTCCTCATCAGACCCTTTGGTAATTGCGTCGTTGATGATGTCGTCAAGCTCAGAAGTCGCGTCATCCAGACCGTCGTCGAACTTCTTCAGCCCACGCTCCAGCTTGGAGATGGTCGAATCGTACTTGCCGAGAACAGCCTCAATCTGCTTCGCGTGCTCGTCGACCACATCGAGCTTCCGTTGCTCAGCCATCGTCAGCTCGCGCTGCTTGTATGCCCCGCTGGGGTCAACTTCGCTGAGCTTCACAAGACGTCCGTCGTGCCGGACAGTGATTTCCCGCTCCAGCTTGTTCTTCTTGGCATTGCTCCCCTGGCGGCCTTTCAAGTCCTTTTGGATCTCGCGGTCAGTTGCGTAGAGGATGTCCACATAGTCCTCAACAGCGTCAACCATCTTGTCGCGGGAATCACGCAAATCCTCATTGAGTTGCTTCACCATGTCAGCAACGTCAGTGACGGCCTGTGCTTGAGACTCCAGGTCATTCTGGATCTTCTTGATCCGCTCTTTGGACATGACTACCTCGGGAAACTACGTCCGGTAACAGCTAGCCACGGTCGCAGAAGTTGTCGTGCCTCAACGCAGATGTTCTGCTGCGTCGCACGCGCGAGGTCAAAGCTCTCGCTAGACCTCCCGATCTGCACTCCCGTGAGTCCTTGAGCCTGCATGTTCATGCGGCTCTGCCAGTCATTCCCAACCTCCTCTTGGCGCAGTCGGAACAAGGCTTGCACAACACAGGCTTGCTTGACTTCTGGTGGGATGAGTTCAAGCAGTGAGGCAAATACGTTGTAGGGTTGGTCGCTACCCATCGCTCGTGGGAACTGGCGCTGCCCATGAGTCCACTCCAGCGCGTAGAACGTCAGTCGAGACCCAATGAACATCTCCGTGTCGATGTCGTCAGAGGCTGTAACCAGCGCTCGAAGAGATCTGCCGGCGTCAAGGCCTGTGAGTCGTTCCCAGTCCTCCCACTCCATGCGAGTCTGCATGTAGCTCGTGGCGTAAGCCATATCTGCATACGGCTCTCGACCGTCGGGCACTGTGGGGGAAAAGCCGGCGCCGAAGGAGAACTGCTCGAACCAGGTGTAGGTATTCCCGCCGAATTGCCCAATGAACTTGAAGAACCCATGCGTCCCTGGGTAGGACACACCAGCATCCTCGGGGTCAACCAGGTAGTCAGCGATCGAGTATGTATAGCTGTCGTCTTCTAAGGTCTGCGTAATTCCAGCAGGATAGACAAGCTCGTCCTGCTTTTGCAGCAACGCATTCAACACCTCTACCGTCAACGACGACAGCATCACCCCCTTACCGGTAGTGGGGTGGTAGAGTTGGGAAGTAACGCTGACGTTCGGCATGGGATCCCTACCTACTCGACTGTTGCGCCCTCAGCGCCGGTTTCCCCAGGCTGGGTCTCCTCAACGGGGACACCATCCTCCTCAAGAGTCTCTCCCGATCGAGCCTTGTCTTGTGATGCCAGCGCCTCAACCGGCGTGGGGATCGTGCTGCCAGGGACAAGCCGCGGGTCGGGGAGACGCGGCGAGTCGGAGATCCACTTGATGAGGCTACTGGTGAGGTCAGAGTCATTAGCGGTCGTGACAACACCGCGCCCGGGATACATCAACCCCTTGGTCTCCTCTTTGTCGTCCACCACGACCTGCCCGTCAGAGCGGAGCAGGATAGCACGAGGACCGCGATAGCCGTCCTCAGTGTTGAGTTCCCAGTCCTTACAGAAGCGGAAATCCGTGGAGAGCGTGGCACCGCAGAGAAGACTGATAGCGGCTTTCGCTGCTTCCTGCCATGAGGTGTACGAGGTCGAGCAATGCCCGTCCACGCCCGGCACGTCTTTCAAGATTGACCAGGCGCCGTCCGTGTCAAAAACGTAGGCGTGTTTCATCCGGTCAAACTGGACAGAGAAGCCCACGTCGAACTTGCGGTCTGCTTGGGTGGTAGACTCAACCTCTGAGCGAAAATGGACGTGATCCATTACCCAGTACGCTGAGTATTCCTTCCCATCGTTGCCCTTGATGCTGGCGTACTTGGAAGGAACGTCGACAGGAACCAGGTTATCCGTCAGGAAGCTCATACTTTACTCCTTCAAGAGAGCGTCGATCTTTTCCGACTCCTTGTCGTAAGTTCGCTCCCAACCTTCGATTTCGCGCTTGACGTATGTTACCCGCGCACTGAACTTATCCAAAAGGGAAGTCACCTCTTTCCGTGCTTCCTCGCCTTTCTTACGCAAGGCTTCTTGCTCGTCGTCGGGAAGATCCTTGACCGAGCGGGTGTCGTACAGCAACAGCTCCTTCCCCCTCATTTTCAGGAAGGGCTCAGAGAGACGCGCGAATATCCGCTCGATGAGGTTCAGATCGCGCTTGGTGCTGAGTTCCTTGGCTTCGTCTTCCAACCGCTCGTACTGATCAATGATCTTGAGCAGAGGCCGGCGCGATGCAAAACGGTTGGGGATATTGCTGTAGAGGTAGTCGGCCGAGACCCTGGCGATCTTCATCCGGTCGGTGAGTTCTTTTACCTCAATATCCCACGCGTGCTTGGTGGCTGAGTCAGCACGCAGCATACCGCGGAGAGTTTTCAAGTGTCTCTCCGCGGTATTCGCCGCTGCACGGACTATCTGTACCTGTCTGGCTGCCACCGTTTAGTCTCCCCAGTTGATTCTCTTCACTTGCGCGACCAGTTCGGCGTGCAAGGCTTCCGTGCGAGAGAAGGACGCATCCAAGAGCTTCTTCTTCTTCTTCTTCTTACCGAGATCTTCAAGCACTCGATCAAGCGCCTTGGCTTCCTTCTCTGCCTCACTCAGCTTGCGCTCTGCCGCACGGACCTCGGCTTGATCCTCGGGGTCCGCCGCATCCAAAGGGTCTTTGAACTTCCCAGCCACCTCGCTTCGGTGCCAGTCGTGGACCCGCCCAACGATCATCCCGCCGACAACGAGTATAGCCCCAAACCCAAGAAACGTTTTCAACCCCACTGAGAAAGCTGCTGCTGCTGTCTTCCCCGCAGCTATGGCCGCTTTCTCCAACAGCGCAGACGAGACTAAGGTAGTCGCAGCCCCCGCGATCGCCGCGGTGTACAAACCCCAGTGCCGGAGTATGTAGGGCTCCATGTCGGAAATCTCTCGGGCGTACTTGGACGCTGACTCAGCTACTGCGGAAAGCTGTGCAGCTTTCGTTTCAGCCCCGCTTGCAGAAGAAGTCTTGGGCAGGTGATCCAAAATACGATCGGCTTCCTTGCGGACCCTTTCAAACGCGTCAGCCAGGTCATCCACGTTGTAGGACCAAGCCTTCTTAGCTGTCGCGTGATCCAGCTTAGCCTGCTTGATCGACTGGTCGATCTCGCGCATTTCCTTTTTGGCCTTATTGAAGGCATTGTCAATGTCGTTGAGATCCTTATTCAGATCTCGTTCATCGTAAGAAAACCAACCCATGATTTCTCCTTCTAGGGAGCGTGCGAACTGATGGAGTGTTTACTCGTCCCAGTTGGCTTTCTTGGCTTGGGACACCAGAGCGGAGTGCAGAGACTCCATGCGCGTGAACGCGGCGTCCAAGAGCTTCTTCTTCTTGCCGAGGTCTTCCACCACGCGGTCGAGTTCCTTGGCTTCCTTCTCTGCTTCGGAGAGCTTCTTCTCAGCCTCGCGGGTTTTCGACTGCTCCAACGGATCGAGAGCTTTCAAAGGGTCTTTGAACTCCTTGGTGACGGTGTTCTTCACCCAGTCCCAAAAGCGTCCGCCCACCATCGACAGACCAATAGCTACCGGAGCGGCTGCGATCATCGCGCCAGTGCCGATAGCAAGAGCACCCGCAGCCGAAGCCCCGAGAGCTGCTACGACCTGGCCGACTTGAAGACCCACGGCTACCGAATTCGAAGCACCCGACACTGCGCCGAGTAGCAACGTCCAGTGACGAATGAGGCGAGGCTCCAATTCAGAAACCTGCTTCGCGTAGTCTTGAGCTGACTTCGCCACCGTCGCCAACTGAGAGGCCTTATCAGCAAGGTCAGACTTGCCGGATTTGTCCATTTTGCTTTGGATGCGTTCGGCCTCATCCACAACGTCCTTGAAGGCTCTCGCCAAGTCATCCACGTTGTAGGACCAAGCCTTCTTGGAAGAACTCGAATTCAGCTTGGCGCCTTTGATCGACTGGTCGATCTCGCGCATTTCCTTTTTGGCCTTATTGAAGGCATTGTCAATGTCGTTGAGGTCCTTATTCAGGTCTCGTTCATCGTAAGAAAACCAACCCATGATTTCTCCTTCTTTGGAACTACAGTGGGTCGGTGCCCACGGTGACTACCTTATTTACGGACGTCTCCCAGCAACTCGTTGAACTTGTCACGCGCCCACTTGTTGAGGGCAACCAAGGCTGCCGATATCTCGGGCGGAGTTCTGTCAGAGGCTAGCTGGTTTTCCTTGCGGAGCTTCGCAGTGAGTCGCACAGCAGCGCGGACGATCGACTGCGAAGCCTCAATCTTTTCTTTCGTGAAGTCGCCTTTTGGCGATAGGGAATGCACGAACTTGTCAAACGCCACGAGATAGTTTTCGAAATCAGAGATGTGTGCGTCGAGCGTATCACTGGGGATGTCCTTCGGGAAGTCTGACACCTCCGACAGGAACGCTTCAAGACGGCTGATATAGGAGGTGAGCTTACCGGAGCCATAGGCGATGCTGTTATTACCGCGAGAGTTGATGATCTTGCTGATCACTGGCTGCGAGGCACCGAACTTTTGCGCGAGCTGCGCTTGGGTGTATTTACCCGTCTCGTACAACCGAACGATCTGCGCTACCTGCTTATCCGAAAACTTATGGTTCGGGTTATTCTCGCCGGCAAGAGATCCTGCCGCCCGACGGTCAAGTGCGTTGTCTTGCTTGGTGCCCCACTTCAGATTTCGCAGTGCGTTGTTTCGGCGGTCGTTGTCGATATGCCTGACGTCGTGTGCGTCGCTCGGGCGATCTTGTCCGAAGGCTTTGAGAACAGCGTGGTGGGCTTTGTAGGTTTTGCGCTGACCGTCCACGATCGCCACGAAGTAGTGGTATCCGTTCGGGTGAGTTCCCAAACTGATCGGCTTGGGCGTTCCGCTCTTTACCGTGGAACGGATATTGCCGAGGTTGGATGCCTCATAGCCTGCGGCATCGGGAATCCCACGCCACTCTTCCTGGGGGGTCTGTTCTTCAGAATCCATTACGCGTCTCCGTCAAACCTCAAGTACCTCTCGACCTCTAATTCAAACAGAGCTTGGTAGTAGGAGCTGTTCTGTTCAAGCGGAGCGCTCAGATACTTTGCTGCACCAAAAAACCCGAGAGACGGGTGGTTGTAGGGAACGTTGTGCTGACGCTCAGCGTATGGCGTGTCATAGACAACCCTGACGATCGACAACGCCTTCGAGATGGTAGGGAGCACTTGAATGCTCGATGAATCTTTCAGACGTCCGGTGAGGACAGGGACAAAGGCTTGCGAGTCTGATTGAATCCTTCGAGCTACGGCAATTTGAGCGTGGACAACGGCTTTAGCCAGACGGTCTTTGATACTCTGAATGCTCACGGCATTCCGAATATCCATTGCGACGTAACCAGCCTTGTCCACGCTCATACTGTGACCCTATTTGCCGGGAACGTACTTGGCGTACTCGGTCGGGTTGTTGACCTTCAGGTAGGGGAGGTATTCCTCATTCCACCAGGTCGCGTATGCAGGGTCGTTCGTGTCCTGCGTTGGAGGTTTCGGAGGAATAGCCAGACCCTTGGGGCCGGCCAGATCTTCCTGCTGGAGTGTCGAGTTGGTCGAGGAATTCGCAACCTGATTGGGAGACACGATGTCCGTACCGAAACCAATGGGAACGCCGCCCACACGGGACGACCCAGGCATGACGCTCTTGGGGACGTTCTCGCGCTCAGCGGTTTGGAGAGTTTCACCAGGCTCAGGGTCTCGCCACGCGACGAAGCTAAGGCGGACGCGCTCTTCGTCAGTCAGGTACTTGGAGACGAAGACCTTCTTGCCGTCCTTATTGACGTCAACCGTCATCTCTTCCCGAATCGAAGAAACAGCGTAGCGGTTGAGCTGAGTAATCAGCTTGATCGCCACCGGCACTGGAATTTGCACTGCCGCAAAAGGAACCAGCACGGTGCGGGTGCGGTTGAATACCACAGACACCACACGGCTGGTGGAAACTTCGATCATCCAGGACTTGATGAAGTCCAGGGCGGCAGAGCGGATAGGCTCTTCCGTCTCGTCGAGAATCTCCATGAGCACCAAGAGTTTGGGGAGAGGCTCATTCTCCGAAAACGCGCGGCGGCCGTGGTGCTGAAGGAAGTGGTTGTTCCAGCGGTTGCGGGCAGACGCTTCGATCTTCTGGATTTCCAAGTTCCGGCGGGGCGAGAACTTGTCGTAGTCACTACTCTCCGGGTAAGCGTGTGACAGGGAAGGCAACCGCGTGTTTTGCGCGGTAGGTATTGAGCCGGGAGGGGGCATCAGTTCTGACGACATTCGAATCTCCTTACAAAATGATGAGAGGCAGCCAATTGACTGCCTCTCATCATCACTTGGCAATTACTGCAAGTCCAGCTACGAATCAGGGATTACGCATCGCTGATGTCTTGCAGAGAAGCGCCGAGGTACGGGTTCTTGTAGAGCAGGAGGCTGTAGGTCTTCGCCCACATCGCGGTTGCGTCCTGATCGCCCGCATCACGAGGTTCGATCGTGAAGTCCTGGAGAACGTGATACTCCAGAAGATCAACGTCGATGAAGTCGATGCGGTTGTTCTCGTAGAGAGGAACAGCGGTGATTGCCACGCCCTTGAAGTAGAGCGTGCTGGTACCGCCGTGGTAGGACGGAGCCTTTTCCGGCTCCCGGTCGGCGGCGTAGTGGAAGGTACGGTCTGCGGAGAGCAGAGCGCCGATCGCACGGTGAACGCCGGGGGAGCAGAAGATGTGGGTGATCTTGCCACGACGGATGTCGCGCAATTCGGACATGATGTTCTCAGCCAGCAATTCCGTGAACGGACGGTTCGTGCCGGGCGAGACGGGGTTCGGACTGACGATCGACTGCCACCAAGTGTAGGTGGAGCGGTTGATACCGGCGTACTCGGTAGCGAGCGTGCCGTCGTCAATTGCCGCTTGAATGCCGATCAGGTCAGTGCCGGAGGAGCTGAGCGAGCTGTTGGCGCCATTCAGACCGCCAACACCGTCAGAAAGCATTTGCAGGTTCATGTTGTTTTGAAGCTGCTTCACGCCTTGCTCAGTTTCCTCAGCGATGGCGTCAATGATCGCACGCTCAGATTGCGTGACAGCTTGGGCCAGGCCGCTCACGCGCGTCGGAACGCCGTTGAGCTTCCAGTCCATTGAAGCGGTCATGAACTGATTGCGCAGGTCATTGCGGTTGATGCCGATCGAGCCGTCTTCACGGTAAGAACCGGCCGCGGGGTTGGAGCTGTACTGGACTTTCCAGCGAACGTCCTTCTCCTTGGTGGCCTTCTTCTTCGGTTCGATCAGACTCATGAACACGGTGTTGCGAGCGAAGGTTCGATAGAACACCTTTTCGAACTCTTCCTTGACGATCACCGCAGCGTCGTTGAATGAAAACATGTGGAAGTCCCTCTTGGTTTGATGTGGTAGTGCGACACCTCTTTGGGGACTCCCAAACGAAGGTGGGTGATATCAGCTACTGCCGATATCACCCACGCTAGAACACATCCATGCTTCAGATCAAGCAAAAAGGTTCGTCTTAGTCCGTAGCGATTTTCTGAGAGAGCCTACGCACGACGGCATCCTTGGCGTCTTCGAAAGTCTCCGACTGCTTTTCGGGGATTTTCGGAGCTTCACGCGGCACACTGCCTCGTGTTGACCCCGTGTTTGTAGAGGGCGGCGGGACTTGAGAGCGAGCTTGCTCGATCGCCTTCTGGCGCTCTTCTTCCAGCCGCTTGTTGGTGGTCTCTTTGAACATTGAGGGGATTTTGGCTTTCATCTTTTCCAGCGCGTTCTTGTACGCGAGGCTGGAATTACCCTCGGAGGACACCTCGTTGTTCACCTGCTGAAAAGCAATCTGAACCATGTCCTCGTGAATGCCCATCTCTTCAGCGATGTTTCGGAAGGTCGCCCAATTCGCGGTGTATTGAGCTTGCTTCTTCTCTTTGAGGATCTGTTCCTTCTCAGCCTGAAGACGTTTCGCTGACTCCTGCGCCGCTGCCAGCTTCTGCGCGAGAGTGGCTGCCTCTTCCTGAGCTAGCGCAGTCTTACGGGCGACACGTTCTGCGATCGCAGCGTGCAACCCCGCGGTATCAAAGGAGCCATCCTCCTTCTTGAACTTCTCGAAGAGCTGGTTGAATTCCTCAGTCGTAAGGTCAGCTTGCGGGGCGTCGGACTGAAGCTGTTTCGCCGGCGGATCCTCTTGCTTCTCCGGTTCGTCCTGTTTCTCCGGCGGGGTGTCTTCCTGTTTCGGAGTCTCCTGCTCCTCGGGCTCATCCCAAGGGTCTCGGGGTGCATCAGGCGGAAGATCCTCGGTAGTGACCTTGGGTTTTGACGACTCAGTGCGGGATTTCACCCGCTCCATGATCTGTGCCATGCGTGAGTTATCGTCGTCGGACAGCTTACGCAGGTAAGTATCGCTCTGACGGCTCTTGTCCTGCTCTTGCTGAAGTTGAGCTTCATACTCAGCGATCGCGCCTTTGAGATCAAAAGAGCGAGCAGCGATCGTGCCCTCAATCTGACCACGCTCTTTCGCTTCTTCGAGCTTCTGTTCGTGGTCGATCTTGTCATCAGCTCTTTTGCCGGCAGCCTCAACAGCGCCTGCAAATTCCGAGGACCCATTGGTGTTCATCTGCGTCTCCTACAACGACGTAATGTGAGGGTTTGGGCGTTTTCTCTTCCGAACCCCGTCACGGCCTATGAAACCCTGGACATCTTCCAAGGTGAGAATCTTCCCGAACTTACCATCGTAAGTGTCGGTGTTTTGCTGGAAGCTCCTGTCAATCCCGTGCCTACAGTTCGGGTGAAACAGATTTGGACTCAGCCAGCGCTGCGCAAACATGAATGCGTCCGGGGTCATTACCCTGCCTTGACACAAGATGCACGTTTGGGCGGACTCCGGTACTGTACCTGGGTTTGTGATTTTGACCAAGCTCTTTGACCGCGGTACGTTCTTCGCGTATTCGTCAAAGCGCTTCAGCTCGACGTCAGCCTCTCTCACGAAGTTGGCTGGTAGGGTGCGCGAGAGCATCTTCATCGCGGACACCAAGCGCAGACGGTAGAGGCGAGAGTAGTCAGACTGCGTGCGCAGGACAGCCGCCAGCATTCCCTCAGAAGGCTTGGGCTTTACCTGCTTGTTCCCCAACAACCAATCCCCGATCCTCTGCATGATCGAGCGGCCTTGTCGATTATGGACGGCTTGATCGTCGATCGAGTTGATTGCAGTGCCGAAGTAGCCGCGCAGAGACTGATCCCATCGGTTCTTGAATCTGACAGCCAAGGCATCCATCAGAATGCCGGCTTGTTCATTACCGGTGCGGTTGGTTTTCTCCAGGTACCACTGCCCGAGCCTTGTGATTTCCTCATGCCCGAGCTTGGTGAACTTCTCCTGGAAATCCCTGAGCTTCTTGGAGGACAGCTTGCGCACGTCCTTTTCAACCTGCTGCTGGTACGAACTCAACTCTCGCACCGCTGAGGCGAAGGAAGCGTTAGTGAAGAATTGGTTCGTGGGAGGTTTCATGGACAACCATCCTACTCACGCACACGCGCCATAAAAAACGAAATACCCTGCGCAGGAGCAGGGTATTTCGCCGTCGTCGTAGGAAAGAGAGTCACCTTCCTCATGCTACATACGGGTGAGACCTAGACTTCCGTCCCGTCAGCATCGTCGCCCTCGGGGTCGGAGGGATCCTCGTCTTCAGGGTCGCCGTCATCACCGTCATCGTCGTCTTCGGGATCAGCAGCAGGTTGGGCAGGCGGCGTGTAGGCGATGGTAGCGGCAGGCGCTTCGAGCGCGGGCGCCACCGGCTGTTCTTCTTCCTCGGATTCGACCAGCAGAGGCAACGCGATCTTGAAGCCCTCCTTGACGGCAAACTCCAGCAGGCGCTCGCCTTGTTGCAGGATCAAATCCCAGGTGTCGATAGCCGTCTTCACACCCTCGTACTTGATGATGGTTTCGGCAGCACGAGCTTGGGCGACCAGGCGGCCGTGAATACGGCGGGCGCCGTGGACGTTGCCGGTGGAGAGAGCTTTGGCGATGCTCTCGCCCTGCTCCTTGAACGTCGACACGAACGGAATCTTGATGTCATTCGACATCGCCGATTCAATTTGGTCGAGCACGTCATTGAGGGCGACTTCGGCTTCAGCGACCACCTTGTCAGCCAGTGCGTTCACCGCCCCACTCAGGCGGTCTTTGGGGTTACTATCCATTGATCGGACCTTTCCTGTAGTGGGCAAGCCACCACAAACAAAAGAAAACTGGTTGGAGAGTATTCTCCAACCAGTTTACGCGCAACGCAAGGGTTTCAGCCCTACTCGGCGTTAGCGGCTTTCGCGCTTTCCTGCAATCGCAGGAGCAGTTCGCGGTGAGCGTCGCGTGTGGACTCGATCGACTTGCGCTCAAGATCCCAATCAGTGACCCAAGCGCCCTCTCCCTGAGAGGCTTGTTCCAGCCAACTGTCCAAGAGCTTCATGTCTTTAGCAACGACGTTATACGAGGCCACAGCCTCATCCGCCAATTCCTGGTCGATCGGAGTGCTCTCCGCACACATGCAGCCCGTCATCGACAGTACCGCGATCATCAAGACCGCACAGAGCAGGGTAGCCAGACTGAAGACAGCCTTGCTACGGGTTTGGATTGCCATCGTTCTCTCCTTTTGATGCATCATCCGCGAAAATACGCAGAAACCGGGTTCTAGCTGATTCTGGCGTGTCTACCGGAGCCGTCGGCTTCTTACGACGTGCATACTCCGCTTCCAGTTGCGCGATGAACTCTTTGAGTTCTGCCTTTCCGTATCCCTCAAGGTTTTGGGTAAGCATCGGCTTAGCCTTGTCCTTGGAAATCGTTAGGGTGTTGCCGGAAACGCGTTTGTCTTTGCTCGTGCGCTTCTGGAATTCATCCACCAAGCCTACCATCAGCCGATCAATCTTTGAGGACGCTACCTGATCATTCAGCGAACGTCCCGCGAAAACTCGGTAAATCGTAGGGACCAAAGGAAGGCTCACACCCAGCGCGTTCATGTTTTCAATCAAGCGCATGAACTCAGTGATTGCGACGTAGGCGTAAAACACCTTCGGGAGAACACGCAGTAAATCGGACGCGTAAGTGGCTTGATGCGCCGCAACCAACACCGTGATGTAGGCAACCACTCTACCCAGCGCCGCGAACGGAACCCGGCTAGTGAATAGCCCCTCCTTCAGCGAAACCAGGATCTCCACCGCAATGGAAAGCCCCAGCACAATCAAAAGACTGTACAGGGGCAGAGGGTCGTCCACTACTACCTGGTCGAGCACGACGATGGGGGATACCACCAAGAGCTTTGAAACGACCCCGAGACCCAAAGCCCCGAACCCGCTCACCGCCCCGCGATATAGCCCTGTGTCATACACACTGCCTAGCATCCCTACGCACCCTCTTTCCACCTTGGACCAACGCTCGTGTCAGTAGCTGCTAGCTCTTAGTCATAGCTCCAGTTGTCATTCCAGACCATGTTGAACGTAGCACCGATGAGGTTCAACCACGGGCCGTATTCAAAAGCCGCAGCGTCGTAATCCTCACCACCCAGCGTCGCAGAGGAGATCGCAATCGTGTTACTCGAAACCTCTTCGTAATTCGAAGGGTCGGTAATCGTGATGGTCCCCAACGTGACATCCGAATTGGGAGTCAACGAGCGCATCGTGCTGTCCTGGATATCCACCGTGATAACGCCAAGTGCGGAAATCGTGACGTCATCGTCAGTGTCACCTTGCAGCAAGCCGGCGGTGTAGCCGAGGGTCGCATTCGACAACAGACCAAAGCCGGAAATGGTCATGTCGAGGTCGTCAATGTCGGGCGACAGGATTGCCACGTCAAACGTAGCGTCACGCAGCGTGAGCGACCCTGAGAAGTCAGTCGGAGTGCCGACGATGTTCTCGCCCTGAATAGTGGCCCCGCTCAATTCCAGGTCTGCATCATCCACAGCGCCGATGCCGTCTACGGTGTCGATCGTGATGGTGGCGACGGTAGTTGCGACGTTGCCTACGAAAGCTTTGAGCGACGTGTCCTCAATGTCGATTTCCAGATCGCCAGAATTCCACGTCAGCGTGCGCGTGGTTTCTCCAGCCATCGTGCCGGCGACAAGGGTCAGGGTCGAGCCTGCTTCCAGAGCGTCAAGCCCGCCAATCGTGAGGTGGAAATCATCGAGCGTGATTGACGGGTAGTTGTACTCGTAATTCGCGTCAATGAAGTTCGCAGCGACGGCGCCGCTGGTGTCTTCCAACGTGGTAGCGCTCCACGCAATAGAGCCATCGCCAGAGCCGGCGAAGTCTTCAAGCGTGTCAAGCTCAATCGTGCAGAGCACCGTGGGGGTATCCGCAGCGATGGTGCGATCGGCGCTGTCTTGGATGGTGACATCCAAATCCAGCGAGTTCCACGCAGCACTCTCTGAGGAGTCACCTTGCAGCAAGCCAGCCACGAAATCGACCGTCGCGGAGGTTGCCAAGGTACCAAGACCACCCAGAGTGAAATCCAAACGGTCAATATCAGTCGTGCCACCGATGCTATTCGCAACCACGTCGATGTACTTGCTATCCGAAGAATTCACACGGAGGTAGATATTCAAACCCGACGCCGGCGGAGTGCTGCCGTCAGTGATGTCCGTGAAGATGATCGTGCTGTCAGCCAGGTAAGGCTGGCACTTGATTTCCAGGTTGCGGCCGCGGGTTGCGGCAGAGCCGTCAGCGCCCACAGGCTCAACCCAGATATCCAAAGCCGAGGCCACGCCACCCAAGTTGTCCAACGTCCAATCATGGAAACGAAGGCCCTCAATGAAGTTCGCGTGGATCTCCAAATCCTTGTCGTTTGCAGCAGGCTCAAGCCACAGGTGGAAGCCTTCACCAGACACTGCTTCAGAGAGCGTCCAGTTTGCGATATCGAGATCAGGCATCCAACCATGCCCCACCAGCCAACCGGCAGTGGTGGTCAGCTCGGGGCGAATCTTGTGAGTCACCAACGTCCACACACGGTTGAGCTGATTCCAAGCAAGCTCACCGCCGCCTTCGATCACACCGCCATACAGCTTGTTGAGCGTGCCATTGTAGAGAACAGAGAGGCCTTCGCTCTCAGCCAACCATGAGCGCAGCTCAATGTTTTGAAGCCACGTCGAATCACCACGGTAAGCCACGAGGTTGGCCGCCGTGATTCGGTGTTCTGAGGCAGAGGGGTCATTGGTGCCACGCCAGTTGGCTGACTGGTACATGCGCACGACAGCCACAGCCAGACGAGCATCAAACTCGCTGTTGTAGAGCACCGCGTCAATCGTCGACGGCAGGCCCAGGGTCGCCAGGTAGGACTTGATCGTTGAAGCGCTCTCACCGTATTGCACGATCTGGTTTTGAAGCTCAACCCAGAAGAGCAACGCCCACTTCGCGTTGTCCGTGTAGGCGCCTTCAAGCAATGAGTCAATGTCGATCGTGGCAGCATCCGCAGCGATGGTCGCGTGCGGGAAGTCCTCGGTGTCGAGATCGCTGATCGCTTTGATCAAGCCGTAGCGACCCAAAATCGGGAACAGCTCTTTCTGCCCCGGAGTCAGGGATTGAAACCCTGCGTAGGTCGTAGCGCCTGGACCCAGCTTGGTCTCCATCAGAGTATTGATGGTAGACCGTGCGGTCGTCGCGTTTGAAGTCAACTCGGCGCCTTGCTGATACACAGCAAGGAACTCCAGGTAGCGACGTTGTTGAGAACCAGCAAGGCCAGTCAACAGTCGCGTAGAATTGAGGCCAGTGTCAGGCGTAGCCATGCCTATTCTCCTGTAAATTCATTCGGAACCGCGACTTCGGGGTTTCCGTCCGTTGGTTGAATTCCTTGAAGGCCGTTTCCGTCCAGGTCATTCTGGGGTACGACTTCGGAACTATCTACGTCTGAAAATTCCATCCCAAAGCCCATGCCGCTCTCAGATACCCCGCGAGCTTCGTCTTGCTCGATTCGGATGATCTCCTGTTCGGCTTCTTTCTCGCTGAGGTTATCGACCTCGGTGAGCACACGGTGGAGGGACATAGACGCTTTGCCGTTCAAGCGGTCGATAGCCAACTGCGTGTCTTGAGGCAGCGCGGGGCGCATGTCGATCGACACGTCGCCAAGGCTGAATACCTCCTGCGCAAACAGGTCGGACTCGCTAATCCGGGCCAGCATTTCAGGTGTGGCAAGCATGTTGTATTTCGACGGATCCATCTGCTGAGAGGGATCGTCGAGGTACACACCTTCGGGCGCGAGGTTTGCCACCTTGGTGCCTTGGAAGTATTTCGCAAAGGATTCCAAGGAGACACCAAGCCCGCGGCGTTCGTTTTGGCTCTTCAGTGCGGCCAGACGGCTCTGCACCTCTTCGGGGAGCTGGTCTTCATTCAGCAGATTTTGTAGGCGAGACTGGAATGCCGACAGATACTCATCCCGAACATTGTGCTCGCCGTAATAGTCCAAAGCGGAAAGCACGTTGAACACGATCCGCTGCATCGCACGAACCATAATCGGGCGCTTGGCATTCGCTTTGTTGATTGCAGGAGTCATGCGCATCTTGTACGCGACGCCGGACTGCACCTGACCTGCCTCTGCTGAATCTAACAGGAAGCTCGGCAAACCTGACAGCACCGAGAAGAGGTTGAGTAGTTGCTTGAAGTTCTCGCGGCTGCTCTGCGTGTCAGCGCTAGGTTGCAGGTACTCGGGTTTCTCGGTGTCCGTTGGTCTACGGAACCATACACCATCACGAGGGGATTCAAAAAACGCCCTGCGGTCAACAGGGTCAATCATCGCCATTGAATCCGGCAGAAGGAGATTCGGTCCTGCGTACTTGTTGAGCAACCCGCCCTCGCGTGAGGCACGGTCATTCACCAGGTAGTTGATATCCAGAATGTCATCCCAGTCTGAGCGGAACCTGTTGATCGTTACGCGATTAGCGATGATGGTAATTGCGAAATCAGAAAGCCCCGTCATCACAACGCGCTTGAGTGCAGGATCCCAATATTCCAAAGGGACGTTCCCGACGATCTTGTCGTCATCGCCAACAGCCCACAGGTAGTTTTCATACCACCCTTCGAAATGGCGCTCCTCAATGACGTAATAGCGAATCTCAGCTCCGCAGTATCCTTCAAGCGTTTCGGTCTCGGGGATTTCCTCACGAGCGATCTGCGTCTTTTTGGCAATGCAATACCACTCGTCCGCTGACCCATCCACGAAGTACACAAACAGGTCTTTGGGCAATACCTGCATGAGATCCAGACGACCGCGTTGAGGGTCGATGCTGACTTGGACACCCAAGTACCCAAAGACCGATGCCATAACCCGCCACTCACGCACGCGAGCGCCAAGCTGCATTCGATCATTCAGGAGTTTGTCGAGAGGCTCGATACCGGTGTCAACGGTGCAACCTCCGCCCACGATGAGGTCGGCGTTGACCTCACTCACCAGGTGGATGAGGTTGTAGGCGTGGTAAACCACCTGGTCATCGTACTTCTGAGATTGGTTCTTATACCACTCAGACTGAAAAGCACCGACGCCCTCCAAGAAGATCTTCTCGTACTTGGCGAGCTTCTGCTGGCGCCGACGGTCTTCTTCGGTGCGCCAGTACTTCGTAACCTTACCGTCAGGGCCACGAACCACCGTCAGCGGGGACTTCCCCCGACCCGCTGCCGCCTGTTCCTCAGACGACACGAACACGCCTCGATCGTCCAACTGCGAAATCACGTCGTCCGTCAGGTTGGACTTGCTGATCGCAGTGCGAAGCGTTTGGTAGAGGGAATTGGGCATCTTGACTCTCTCCGCTATGGGGTCGCAATCACGACATGGTATTGCAACAAGTTGCTCAGGTATACCATAGCGGCTACATAGCTACCAGCTCCCGCAGCAGTCAAGGCGGTGCCCAACTTCGTCTCAAGCTCGGCGTCAGTCTCACCGATTTCGAGGTTGGTCACGGTGTACGTCATACCCACTCCTCAGAAATGTAGGGCACAGCTTGCGCGTGCCGGAAGTAAAAGCGCTCTGTCAAGCGCGGGTTGCGGACCATCAGGTCGTTCGTCCAGAGCAGTGTCGTGTAGGCAGTCTTCGAGACCACATCGGTATACGTTGCCATTGGCACCTCCTGGCTAACAACGTACTCGCTTACTCACCTGTGTCACGCGAAATCTTACTGACACACCTCATTAGGACAGCGTGGCTGCTGCCGCTTGCAGAGCATCAAAGTAGGCTTGGTACTCAGACCTGTCGTAACCGATGTCAAACGAGAAGAAGGCACAGGTTCCGCCGTGCCACTCAACCAGTCCAGAAGCGCTAATGTCTCCATAGATCACATAGGTGATGTTGCTGGAGAAAGCGATGTCGGCAGTCGAACTGCCGCCGATACGCTCAACCTCATTTCGGTAAACGCGAATTGGAGCATTGCGCGGGGTGATGATGCCGTACCACGAGGCGGTCAATCCAAGAGGCTCATCCCCGAAGTAGGTGATCCCAGACCAACGGTAGTGATCACCTGCTGATCCTCGCCACAGTCGAATGGCTTGTGTGGCATTATGGTACACACTCACACCGGACACCGCTTGTCCAGGCGACGACATGTAGGCGAGCGTGCTAATATCGTCAACACCTTCAAGCCAGTCATTGATTGCCTCGTTGGACTCACCCGCGTGACTTCGTAGCTGCCCAACCCCAACCCCAACACCGAATCGGACCTTCTGGGAATCAAGCATGTACTGCGGGAGTGTTCCGTTGGCGAAACCGGCAAGGTCGAAATTGGAGTCGTTCACCTTGGTGGCGACGGGCCAGCGAACAATATCGACGTCCTCTTCTTCGTCGATAAATTCGTGGGCAAGATCGAAGGGTGTCCATGCCAAGCAGGTATCCAACACAAGAGGATTTTTACCTGGAATAGCGACAGCTACTGTCAAGCTCTCGCCAACAGTGATATCGCCGCCAGGTTCCTGAATACCGCTTCCTTGTGTCGGGGCATACCGAACGTAAACCGTAGCATCAGCAACGTCCTCAAGCTCGTCTACCCACGTCTCCCCATCTAGTGAAATCTGCCATTCAGAATTCGGCACAGAGACCGTTCCTGCTTCTCCGGTAATGTCGAATGACTTCACCGCTGATGGGTAACGCACCGTAGCCACGAAATCACCAAGGTCATCAGTGGAGACAGAAGGCCCGCCTCCACCAAGCCAGGCGATATTCAACATGCTGTTTCTGTGAGCCATCAGGTTCCTCTACAGTTTCACGATACCGTAGCGAGCGTGGTATGCGATCGCCCCGTCAATGTACACAGCGTCCACGTCGATCTGCATCATCTCGTTCTGCGTACCGAACGGGGAGGACGCTGGAGCCACCTGCCCGTTGGTGAATTTATAGGCGGAGTTGACTGCCATGTTCAGGCTGCCGGGAGTAGCGTTGGTGTTTTTGATGTAGATCGTAAAGCCCTGTCTGCCAGTAGCAGAAGGTTCGTTGGTAGGGGCGTTGATTGTCAGCGTTCCCACAGACCCAAAATCCGCCACCACGATGAAGTTGTTCCCAAGGCTCAGGTCGATATCCACAGAGTCAGTCGCGGAGACCGTCCCCAGATTGACTGCGGATTCAACCGTCGCCGCTGGACTGCCGTTGGGGTTTTCAATGATCGTGTAGACCAATTCCCCGGCGCTCTTGTTGTAAGCAACCCCCTGGATGATTGGGTCGGTGTAGCTGCTGGCCGACAACGCGGCCGCGATCGCAGCTTCAATATCCGACCCGCTGGTCAACACAGGGACTCGTAGAATTTCTGCCATTGTGCCTCTCCTGGAAAACGGCCTACACAAAAGATACGAGGGAGAACAGAGTCTCCCTCGTATCTCAGCAAATGCGGCTCCGCAATTCTACTTGGGCATGGGCGGGGCACCCGCTTGGGATGCCGGCGACATGTTCGCGTTGTCGGCGCCTGGGGCACCCCCAGCGGCAGGCGGGGCGGTCACGCCAGTTTCGATCTCTTGCTTGGCTTCGGCGAGGTTCGTCAAACCAACTTCGATCTTGGCAACGGTCTCCTCAGAAACCGCGGGGTCGGCTTCAGCAACCTTGTGGGCTTCCAGGCCGGCAGCCTGCGCAACCGTCAAAGCCTCAGTTGCCTTCTTCGCAGATTCCGCATCCGTCGCCGGCGGCTTGTCAGCAGCGGGTTGGGCAGCGGGTTGACCGGGCTGGGGAACGGTCGGAGGGACCTGCTTCCCGGCACCTTGGGTAGGCGCATCGTTCATGTGATTCTCCTGGTTCAAGAATTACGTTGGGCTTCTCCCAAACATACGGTCGGGAAACGACCTCCATCAGCCCATCCTAGCGTTGATGTACGCTTGGTGGAAGTCGTTATCTGTCTCCTGACGGTTGTGCTCAACCTTGGCGTAGAGTGCTGGGTTTGAACGCACCATCTCTTCCAAAGCGGCTTGTGCGCCAAGACCTCGTGAGACGTTGAAGGACATTCTCTGTAGAACAGCCAAGCCATCCACAATTGAGTCCACACAGTCATCGTGAGCGCCTGAAGGGAAAGCACACAGCTCGTCGATCGCTGCGTCAACCGAGGGGTTACGCTGCCCTGGCAGCAGATTGAAGGGCGCTGCCCATTCCCCACGTTCGAAAATGGGAGAAACGCCGAGGGCTCGGGTGGTCTTTGAATTGTTCCCGCGCTTCACCTCATACACCGGAGCGTGAAACCCAAGGCGGATGCTCAACTCATTGAGGGAATCAGCCAAGGCTTTTTGGAATGCCACGGATTCCACGAGAAAACCCAGGTGATGGAACGCGAATGCTTCCTCAGCGACGCCCTTACCCACCGTACCTGATCCCCAATACGACGCGCCTACTCGATTCGAGTAATAGACGTAGTGCTTGAACATCAACATCATGATGCCAGCCATCGTGGTTCTGACGCGATCGACATCAAGCAGGTAGTATTTGCGTGTGCGGATTGAATAGCCCTGGGTGACGATAGCCGTGAAGTCATTATCGGCTTCTTCTGCACGCTTACCTCGTGAACCAGCAGGGTCCAATGAGGTAATGCAGATCAGGTCATCAGGCAGAACCTCCAGATTGAGGTTATTCATTTCCAGGTGGCGGAGTACGTTATCAGGTAATTCCTCACCCTTGCGCACCCAATACTTGATCCATGCTCGGTGGACGTATTTCGTTGCGTCATCCACAGGCTCCAGCATGAATTCCTTCTGGAAAGCCCGAGACCCCAAGTCTCTCAATTTCCAGGATAGGTACGGGAGGTAGTAGATCGGCTGATTGGTCGCTTGCCGGTAAGCGAGTTCGGATTCGGTGAGTGGGTTACGCCATTCATCAATTGGGCGTAGAGGATCCATCGCTCCGTACTTTTGCTCCCACAACGGGTTTATGGGCAAGCCTTGCTCAGTGAATCCCTCACACGCTGGTTGCTTCGTCTTGATCCAGTTCGTTGTCCTGCGCTTGTCTTTCCATAAGCGCATAACCAGATCGTCCTCATGCACGGTCGTACCGATGACGATGATATTGCCCACGCCAAGAGAGGGCACGTTGGATAGCGCTCCCCAGAACCAGTCCCATAACGACTCTCTAACCTTCACTGATTTGACGTGCTTGTCCTCAATGATGTCATCCAAGATGAGTAGGTCAGGACGCACGGATACCAGGTTGTTATAGATCGGCTGACCATACCGGTTCTTGGTGACGTAGCCTGAAGGCAAGTCATCCGGGAAGGACTCGTTGGCACCACGGAGCGCACCACCTGTTGAAGCTGAGAATACGGCTACCTGGTTGGTGGTTCTCAGGTACTTGTGACGCCAGCCTTGCTTCTTGGCTCCGCCAGTTTCGGTGTCGCCTACCAAGTCTCCGAAAGCCTTTCGGATTACCTCGTTCTGCTCAAGCTCCATTCGAATCTTGCCAAGGAAGCGCTCAGCGTTTCCTGACGTGCTGGAGATGACGCCGATGTACCGACGCTTGCGGTAGCAGACGCACCAGAGCACATACGCAAAAGAGACCACGGTGGATTTGCCGTGATCTCGTGGAACGAGCTTCAGGAGGTGTTTGCCGTTCTTGAGTGTTTGTAGGTCTTGGATCAACCCCGAGTGAAAGGGTGCGAAGTGCTCTGAGAAGTGACCCGCCAGGAATACCCTACAGAACATCTTGAACGAGCCAGCACACAGCAAGGTCCACTCTTTGAGAGTGTACTTGGAGAAGTCAACCTTGACCGGATCGAGGACGGCTGGGGACATACTGCTTTTCTCTACGACGACAACAGAGACCGAATAGAGTGCCGTCATAGTGCGGGTGTGTCAAATGAGAAAGCCCGGACCGGGCGAGGAGATCCGGGCTTCTCGATGCAGGCTCGCGCAGGGAAGAGCTGCAAGCCTGCTTGGTGCAGGAGACACGGGCAACGTCTCCTGTTTGGGTCTCCCCTCCCACCACAGATGGGAGACCCGTCTGCTCGTCTCGGGGCTAGGAGACGAGCAAGGTGAGGGTGGTAGAGTGTTGGGGGCTACCACCCTTGTGAGACTGCCTGCCTTTCCCCGTGCGGGCAGTCTCGTGTCGGCATTCTCCACAGGGATGCGAAACCTGCGTGCTCCTGCCGACAAAATAAGGAGCGGGTGAGTGGCTGATGAGGTGCAGATGACCACCCACCCTGAACCCCGTGGTGACTCCTCATGACGGTCTGTGTGTGCGTTCCACACCATGAGAAGTTGTACCTACACAGTACGAGGGTCTGAGGGTAAGTTACGTTTACTGAGTTCCTCATGCAATAGGAAAAGCCGTCCATGGGCAGGACGGCTCTCACTACGGGCTGTAACTACGAGTTGAGTGCAGCGATGACCTGGACAGCGTTGGGTGGAACACTCGGTCTTTCTCGCCCATTATCGTAGCCAGGCTCCTGAGGGTTGCTCAATACTCGAACTCGCCCACCCACTTCCTACGCAACAGCGCCTCACGCGTTGACTGATGCATCAGCTTTACCAGGGCATCATCTTGTCGCTCGGCTTCCTCATACCACTCCCCTATCGAGTAGAATTCTGGCTGGTCGGAGTCTTCAGGCAGCAGCCAGGCGAACACTGAAGCTGTTGCGTCGTAGCCCACGAATTCATTCTCCCAGGTTATTGACCTTTTCCAGGGCGTTCAGCAGAGAGTCGTATACCGGCGCCCACTTCTCGCGCTCCTCGGCGCCTTTGTTCATGATTGCGTCTACTGACCCAATCAGCTTGGTGATTTCTCTGGCGATATCATCTGACATTGAGTGCGTCCTCGATCAACTCAATCAGAGGGAGGTGGATTTGAATGCCATGCGCTCTGTATTCGACCCCCGAGTGTTTACCCAGTACCTGCGCTGAAGCACACCAGACCTCTTGGGGGTCTGTATCGTTTGGAGATTTGATAAGGCGACGCACAAACTCCAGCTTGAGAGAAAAGAGCTTACCGATACTCGCTAGCCTCAGCAGCATGTCATAACAGAGTATGGCATAAGCGACTTCAGGAGGACACGACGCGAAAATCCCTATACCCTCTTCTCCTTTTCCCTCACCACGACGGTCTGCTACCAAGGCTTCGCCGAATCCCCAGAGGATCCCCATATTGCCGGCGCCGCCCCCAAACTCGGGCAAATCCCACTCCAGTTTCGTGTACAGGTCGGTGATGTCCGCCAGGGCTTGTTTGAAATCCACAGCTATTCCATTTCATGCAAGAGATCTACTGACCGGAGGAGTTTGGTCTTCAGGAGGTCAGGTAGGTTTTTGTGCTCCGCCGATTCCTGACAACCAGCCTTCTCCAACGTATCCAACATATCGAGAAACGTGGAGAGCTTTTCTGGGTAAGGTAATACCAACACGCCTGTTTTGCGAGCCTTCCTGACCCGCTCGATCATGTCCGATAGGGAGATGATATCGCCTGGTCTTCCACCTCTACCTTTGGGCATCGTCATTACCCCAAGCTTTTATTTCTGGAGTCCCCTCAGAAACGTCCACTGAGAGAAAGACGCGATGGTCTTCTCGCATTCGACAGGTGTATTGTCTGATTACGGACATGTACGCTCGGTGGGGGTATTCGCCAGAAATGTTGTAGCTCCCCATGTCCTCTACTGCGTTATCGTAGAAATACACTTTGCCCACCAGTGCTTCCCTGTTTGGGAGTTCTTTATTGATGACGATATGCCCGCACTTCAGCGTATGGACTACTTCAAAAGCCCAATTCATCAGGTCAAACGTGAAGAGTGCGATAGCAGCGTCATCAGAAATACCTTGTGGTTGTCCGTCGTTCCCGACAGTCGCGTGAAACCTTCCCCAGAAGAAGTAAGCGGGCAAAGAAGACTTGACCGGGCTCGTCTTGCCATAATCAGGCTGCTCACGGTTATGCTCTTCGTAGAAGCTCTTGATATCTCGTAGTTCTTGTCCGTGGTTCATAGGTCGTTCAGATCCTCCGCTACTTCCCACAGCTCAGTACCCACGATCCGCGCTTCCCAGGTTCCCACACTACCTGCGGGGTATGTCCACTGACGGTCTACGCATTTCACGGACACCTCTACACCCAAGACGTCTGACAGCAGAGCAGCGGCTTCTTCGTCAAAGTAACTGGTCATACTACAGGGACTCCTCTGGCTGCTGCTCCTCGGGGTTATCCCGGAGGTATTCAGCGTAGGGTCTTAGGTCTTAGGTCCTTCCTCCAGGTGTCTGGCTTGGTGATGTAGGTTTCCTTGATACCAAGTCTCTTGGCTTCCCTCACCAGATACCTGCACATCTCATCCCACTTCTCTGCTTTCACGTCCATCATTTACTCCTGCTGGTGTTCGTAGGGTGTCACACACCGCCGCGTTTGCGTTTCTTACGCCTGGAAATCAGGCGGGCCATTTCTCGACGAATCTCTCGATTAGAGGTAGTTGATTTGTAGCCATGCGGGGTTGCTACCCTGAGATGCCCACCGCGCCTTTTGCGGATGTTTTCAATGGCTTCTGAGCGTAGTTGCGCGTGGTCAATACCGTCACCCTGACTCATTCTCTTTTCCTTCCTTGAGTTTGTGGTACAGGTCTTCGCCTTTTTGCGTTAGCTCCCAATGTTTGGACTCACCAGGTCTCATGGCGTTGACGTCCCAAACATACCCTAGCCTGTCCAGAGCATGACAATGCCTCGTGACAAGAGATCGTCGGGCGGAATCAGCACGCACCCCTGCGGGGCGCCCACCACGAGGCCACATTGCCCTAGCCAGGTCAATCGTGTATTTGCGCCCGTCGCCGATCGCCAATAGCAGCTTTTCTTTGAAGGGCGTGAGCGGAACGGTGGTCATTCGGCTTCCTCGTTTTCAAGATCCGCCTTCGCTTTGGTAATCAAGCGATCCATGTGCTTATCAAGCGTACCGTCGAATACCTTTTGGAAGGCAGCAACCCCTCTCGCAACTGCGTCAGAATCTTCCCCCGAAAGCTCCTGCACCCACTTCTTCAAGTCCTCGGCGAGAGGCTTGTTCTCCGTTAGACAGGCGTAGGCCAAAATAGCCGCCCGAGCCGCAGCGTCCTTCTCCGGCTTCAGTACAAAGTAGCTGTCTTCCGCCGGCGTGCCGTCTTGCTTGGTGATGTCGTACTTCTGGTAGAGGCCGCGAGGTGCTTGGTGAATCTCCAGTCGGTCTGGGTCATCGTCTTCAGCCCACCGCACGAACTCAACCAATAGGCAGTTGCACTGGCAGTCCTCAAGCTCGGCCGCTTCTCTTTCCAAGCGGTCGCGCAAATGGTTCTCGACGAGCTTCGCGGTGTTGCTCCCACAGTACGACGTCCCGTTACCCCAGAAAGCCAGCCGTTCTGGATCCGCGGCCATCCCCTCGGAGATGTCCATCTTCATGTTCAAGGACACCTTCACGATTGCTTTTCGGATCTTCATACCTCACCCTTCTCGTCGCCTTCGTCGTCCAGTTCCACGGTGTTACCCAACATAGTCTCCGCAATGAGATCACAGGCGAAGGTAGCAGCCCCCAAACACTCGTAGGGAGAACCACCCTTCAACACCGAAGAGGCGTACCGCTCGTGCTTACTGAATATCACCGCAAGCACAAAGGAGCTAATGAGCTTACGACGCCCCAGCTCTTGAGCGATCTGTTCCAAAGTTGCTTCACCCAGGGGCGTATCCATCTCCATGTCAGTCCTTACTCTTTATCAAAACCAAAGAACGCCCGAAGCCTGGCCAAACACGCCGTCCAAGCAGCCCCGTCGAGCTTATGGATAGCGTCATAGAGGACACGGGTTTCGGGGTGGTCAAAGCTCCGGTGAATTCCGACACCTAGTTGGCTCTTCATCAGCTTCAGAAAAGCTTCGAGCTTTGACACCTTCTCGTTGAGCTTCCTGAACTCCTCAGCCGCCTGACACCTCTTGAGAGACACCGTTTCTGGCGGGAGTTCGTGGGCGATGACCTCTCCGTCCACTCGGGATGAATACCAGGTCGAAAGCTCGCGTTGTTGCGCTACCCACTTTGCCGCAGCGTCTTGGGAGACGAACCCCGACACCGTGAGTCCGTCCTTATAGACCACACTCCATGTGCCTTGCTCAGTCTGGCAGCAGGCGTATTCCGCGTTCGGCATCGGTTATCCTTTCGCCCCCTAAGAGCACGAATCGGTAGGAGAGTAAAAACAGATTGTTCTGATAAGCGAGCGTACCAATAGCCTTCAGCAGGCACTCCGCAATGCCTTCCCACACCGTGTGTTTGGTTTTCCGGTCAAGCAGCTTTGTGTTACGTTCTTCAACCGCCACCTCAACCGGCTTGTTTGGGAGAAAGGCGAGAAGCATGGGGACTTCCGAAATGAAGTTCACCTCATGCACCAAATACCCACGCTCCGGGTGACGGATTCGTTGCTCGTTCACCACGGCGCCTACCTCTTCCCCAGCGACAATGAAGAACTGTGTCCCCGTCGCTGGAACAAAAGGTAGGTCTCGTAACACGTCCCGCATAGCTATGCCTTGTTGCTGCCGGCGATCGCCTTGGTGATCGCGTCAACCGCCGAGAAGCCGTGCGCGAGAGGCACACCAACACCCGTCACCACCTGGTGCGTTGCTCCGTTACCCCAGTTACCTGTCGGATGTTGTCGCACCTTCCACCCGAAGGAGTGAATGAGCGTCTCCAGGTTCGGCAACAAGAGTCGGACGGCCGCGTAATCAGAAACTCGCGAAGACTCTTCATGCGCACCGCCACCACCGCCTACATACTCGTGGTTGTAGGCGGTGGCCATAGGCTCATCGGACTCAACGTCCCAAGCTATCCAACTCTCGACCCAACCAACTGGAGTAACCACACGCTCATAGCAGCGCGGGTACCTGAAGGACACCGACTTGAGCCTCTCCACCGCCGTCGGGAGCGACACTTCCTTCGGTTGCTCGGGGCACGGGTTTTTGGCATGAATCGCAATCTCTGCTTCCAGCTCTTTCCGCAACTCAGCAACGTCGTGAAACTCCTTGCTGTGGATCTCGCTCGCTACCTCCACCGCTCCCTCAAAACCGACAAGCGTTGAGCGAGCTTCGGATATCTCCGTCGCAGGCACCTTGCGCAGCTTCGGGAACGCCGCCTTCGTAGCAGCCCAGATACCCATAGCTTCGACGGTCAGTTCGTAAACAGGACGCTTGAACAGATCCTTGCGGAACAAGCGTAAGTCGTGCTCCCAGACCAAAACGGGCGCTACAGGTGGCGCGTCTTCCTCAGCGTCTGGTACGTCCGTGACAGCAGTAGCGATGAACATGGAGTGCCCGCGACTATCACAAGCATCGGCTACTTTCCCCAAACCCTCCTGGTAGGTTGGGAGGAGATCTACCATGCGCTCCTTGATTCGATCAAGTAGTCCAGCCTCACCCTCGTGCTTGCAGAAATGAAGTGACAGCGCGTGCGCCGTGACCCAAGAGAGTATGGGGCACTTACTGGTACCAAACCCCGAAACCTCAAAGAGCTGCCGCACGGTGTACGAGGCAAGACCGTCTTTGGCTCCTTCTGCTTTGCTCTCAATCTCCAACACAGCGTTACCAACCGAGAAGTACTTCTTCTTACCCATTCTGCTCTCCGTTACTCCCGCACATACTTGCGGTAAAGTGTACTCAGCCCTCGCCATACCCCGACGACCAGACCGTACATATCCCAAAACTCATGGGGCGTAAACCCCAGGTGAGTAGTTAGCTGATCCACATCCCAGGAGTCTGCCCTGGTCTGCAAAATACGCAACAACCTCAGCACTGCAAAAAGCCCCGAGGGGCTTTCCACGAATACCTGGCAGTAGCTCGCTCGGTAGTGGTACTCAAGCACCTCTAGGCGAACCCCTCGAAACCGGTTAGCGGTCTCATCGCCGTGTTTGTACCCGGTTGTGTTTGGGGAGAAGAGCAACAGGGACTGCCCGTCTGGTACCTTCTTGCCCTCATAGGCAAGCACGCACCGCTTACTCTCCCCGTGGTAGATATCTCGACGAGGTAGGCCGACCTGCACAAAGTGCTCTACTAGTTCGTCAAGCGTGTGCAAGCTCTACACCTCATTACCCCAAGCGTCCCAACCCGGACGGTGCTTTCGTGCGAACAGCTCGACATACGGCCCTGGAGAACAGCGCTCGATTACCTCGTAGAACTCTTCGGGTTTCTCGGAGTGTCGGGTCTTCGGAGCTAACACCAGGTTAGCTTGTGTTCTCGCACCTTCGGTGAGTTTACCAAGACCTTGTGACCCCACCAGAACTATTTCAGAGGCTTGCCGAAACCACCACCCAAGCCCTCTGGGATCTACTAACCCCGCCTTGGTGGTCTTCCCCCAAACCAACATCCCTCGGTATTTGAACCCCCACGCACTCAGTACCTCCAAACCATCCGTCAGTAGTGCGTTGGGAACCCACACAAACGCTACTGAGTCTTGAGCAACCACCTCTTGCACAGGAAGGCGGCAGATATCCTCCACGGTCAACGTGGGGTAATGGAAAAGGCGCCCATGTTCTGGAGCGCCTTTTCCTGTCCTACGACGAAACCGCCAAGGAGGGTCTGCCAGGAGAGTTTGGTACTCCCCTGCTTTTGGGAGGTCTAGCACGGCGCCGCCAGGATCTTGGCGAGCTTCGCACGAGAGTACCCGTAGGTATTACGAATCTCTTCTTGCGTCTTCTTCTTCGCCTCACGCTGCACCTTGCGGCACTGCGTCTTTGACTCAGGCGGTTCACGAAGGCCGGCACGGATCAATTCGACCACGGCGGAGTGAACAGAGATCCCGAACTTCTCCGCCATATACACTGCCGAAGGAAGCCCTTTCGCTTTCGCATGTGCGACAAACTTCTTGCGCACGGATTCGGACAGGCCGGGGTTCAACGAGACTTTTGGGTCCAGGCCTGCGAGAGCTTTTGCCTCACTCACGTCAACCTTGGCTTCAGCGGCCGCACTCGTCAGGCTCGCTCCGCCTTTGTAGAGCTTCTTGAATTGGCTCTCTCGCGCTTTGCGGTCCTTGTCCGTCAGCGAGCGGCCAGCAACCCAATGCACGCGCAGCGGGGCAGGGAGTCGATCGGCGGGAATCATCTCGCGGATCTCCTTCAATCGTTTACCTACCGTCGTGGAGGACAGATCAACTTCATCACCGATCTCTGCTGTTGACTTGAGGTGCTTCATGCGCAACCACCCAATAGTAACCAAGCGCTTCTCGCCACCCAGGGCTTCGATAAGCTCCTCCTTGGTCTCAATCACCTTACTCATAGAAACTACTCCTGAGAACATTTGACGGGTGTTCCCAGGAGTAGACAAAAAACTCAGTGAGTCCGCAAGGGCTTCTATTCGACTTTCAACCCTCGGTCGGCTTGACCGGTAGCACGCTTGTGGAGCTTCATCACGGTCTTGGAAACCATATCACCGAGCGACAGGCCTAGCGTGTCCAGCAACACCATGAAGTACCAGAAGAAGTCGCCAAGCTCTTCTTCGAGCGCGGCACGCAGAACCTCAAGGTCTTGGTACTTCGGGTCGCCACGCATCCACTTCCCGATGAGATCAGCTACCTCGCCCATCTCGCCAGACATCTTCACGCACAGGTAGGGAAGGTGCCCCTCACTGCCAAGAAACTTCTCGGTCTTCTCATCTGACGGGAACACCGCCGTCTTCTTGAACTCCTGAGCGATCGCTCCGCCCTGTTGGTTCAAAACGTCATACTGCAAGGTCATCAAAACCTCCAAGATCTCCTTCGACTTCGCGAAGGAACTCGCCTAGTCGCTCTTGCAACTCCACAAGAGCATCGGAATCAAGTACCACGCCGGAGCTACCCGACCTGAACACTTCTTTGCCTTCGTAGGTGATCGTGGAAACCACAGGCGGACAGTCATTCCACCAAGCGATCGTCCCGATGCTCCTCGGGAAGTGCTTCTTGAATCGTGCGCGTAGCTTTGGCCACGAGGTTTGGCCACCTACTGTTCGGAAGTGGGTAGGGTGACACACCTGCTGATTCATGAGTTCAACCAGAGCATCAAACAAGGCCCTGAAGAACAGCATCCGGCTTTCGTTTGGAGCGCTTGTGGACATCATAGCGTGCAGATTGGAAAAGCACTTGACGTTACCAGCCTCAACCCCGCAATACCGGTTACTGACTGACAGCATGGAGACTTCGACCTTCACCAAACTGCCGACCACCATAGACTCGCTATCTTCACTCCACTCCACCCCATCAATGACTTTCGCTCGGGACTGGATCCCCCCTTCCCTCGTCTTCACCACCAGGCTCAACCCAGGATCTGCGAACACATCCTCATTGAAGCACATCGAAATGAACTGCTTGGTGTACTCCTTGTTACCCACGCTCCTACTCCCATTTCTCCGTCAGTGGTACATCCACCGCCCACTCGATGTAGCTCTTATGCGTAGGGGACTCGATCCAAACACACACCCTGCCCACCATGACAAGCACCCAAACGGGTGAGAAGGTGAGGATACATACTAAAGGCAGCGACACAAACAAAGAAGGCCACGCACATGGTGGCCTCCCCAAAAGGACTCGTCTTGCCAGGTCTATGAGGAACATGAAGAAAGACCCGCACCCAAAGAAGAAATTCAGCAGTTCGATAATCGCCCCGCAGACGATGGTCATCCAAAACAAGTTGACCACCACGTCACTGAGATAGGAGGTCACTTCTTCTTCTCTTCATCAAAGAAGTAGCCAAGCATCAAGAGAACCGCCATAGCCCCGAAGAGCATCAAACCCCACGCGGTCCAATCCGGCAATGCTCCTTCGTGGATCAGGTAGGCAAACACCAGCATCCACATACCTGTAAGCAGGCACACAGGAATCGTCTTCATCACATCTCCTTATCTGAGACCAGCCAGGTAGAACCTACGGCACAGGCTCAACCGAACTGAATCGGGATTCTTGAATTTCGACACCAACTGGTCGGGGAAAATCAACATCAAGGCGTCCAACGAAGTGCCGACGGCGGAAGACACCATTTGAAAACCGTCCTGAGTTTTGAACATCTCCAGGCAGTCTTCTTCGGAAGGCAGCCCTTCGAGCCCCATACCTTCCGCTACCAGGACATCGCGGAATTGATTAGAGATTTCACCCAGCACATGCTCGATGTCGTCTTTGAAGGACTCCAGCGTAGTCCCCTCTACGAAGTCCGCGTCCTCCAAAAAGGTGTAGCCTGTGTTCTTCGCTATCCACAGACCCACACTGTATCGCCCGTATTTTGAAACCAGCTCACCCAAGGACTGCATAGCAAGAGACACGCGCTTGCGCGTCTTTTGCTGCTTACCGCCCTTACTCTTCCTCTGTTTGTTGTTCTTGCTCATCTTGCTCTTCCACGAGGGAACCGTCATAACGAAGGGTGTGCTGGTACTTGTACACCTGGTACGTCGATCGACGAGACCCGTTCTCTTTCACCCAGTCTCGTGCTTCAGCGGGGCCGGCAAAAGTTTTCGGACTGGTATAGAAAACCTTATCGCCGTTCTCGTTCCGTTTCTGGAGCCACAGGAGGGTGGGCTCACTCACCTCACTCTTACCTGCGACAGGGGCATGGACAAACCCTTGGCGGCCTCGACACAACATATCAAACAGGCTGCGGGAGAATTCAAATTCCCCCTCCGAGGAGAAAAACTCAGAGGTAACGTCCTCTACAGGGACTCCCTCAAATTCCGCGTATTCCCCTCCCAACAGCTTGGGTTTGATTTCCTCGTAGTCGTCTACCGTAATCCCAAGGTACACCTCGTGCCCCAGGGCTTTTCGGGCAGCGTAATCTTGTTGGGAAATGCTGACGTAAACCCGAGCATGGGCTTTGGTCTTCACTGCCGGCAGGTACTCGCTCAGGAGATCTCTCCAGGACGCGTCGCTCTCGCCCACAAGGACGGGGTTTTCCGCTACTGGGATAAGCGCGTCTTCTTCTTCAACGAACCCAATCCCGCCCGAGCTTTCAATTTCAAGCAGAAGCCACGTCTCGCGGCGGTTATCCATAACCAGGTTGCCGTCTTCATCTTGAGTCATCACCCCGCGAACGCTCGGTACTTTGGCCATTTCCGTCTCCTTACCAACTACCTTACAACACCCTTGATCGAGTCAAGCACCTGCCTGACTAGGCATTTACCACAGCGACAACATACCGGCTATTGATCAAAACCTCGTGTCGGTCATCTGAAAGCCGGAAGAACTTGTCCTGCCCCTCGTGCTGCTTGTACAGGACGATATCCCCTGGGGAAATACCTTCGACGTCACTCGCCACTTTGTGGATCTTGCCAATCCCCAGAGCGCTCGTCCGATTCTCCTCCCCCACAATCTGAAGCAACCTCGACGCGACTCCCTTTTCTCGGAGGATCCGCACGAGCCCGTTCATCGGCTTGAGGTTGATAGGCCAGTCGCTTGTCGCATCATGGAACTCAGGAATACCTTGGACACGAACTCCAACAACCCCGGGGTTGCTGTTACTGACTCGTGAGGGACGGGCACCTTTGTACTTTGCCTGCATATGGTCTTCTCCTTCGGCGAAACAAAACGAGGGACGCATAGTAGCGTCCCTCGTACTCAGTAGCAACTGCTCTGTGGACTCACTAGAAGTCCAAGATAGCGAAATAGCCCTCCAGGACTGGCAGCATTTCCTCAAGCAGGTGCAGATTCTTCTTGTCGCCCGCCAGGGCAACCAACTCTGCGGCCGTGGTCGGCAAGGCCACACCGCCGACGGTCAGCGCGGCGATCGCCGGCTTGTGTGTCGAGGTCCAGGAGCCGGAAGAGGCATCGTTGCCTTTGGCTTCGATTCGCTGGAGCAGCACTTCGTAGGAAGCACCGACAGTCCGCATGATCTTCTGGGGATGGCCCGACACGGTTGCTGCCGGGGTGATAGCGCTTGCTGGCATATCTCATTCTCCTCAATTGGTCTTCTTCAAGAACGCGAACCCCGACAGTGGGATTTCGCAACAGCTTTCCAGGGCCGCCCGTACTTCTAGGAAGCGCCGGCAGCTTCCATCGACTCGTTGACGTAAGGGTCGGCGTCAGCGTTTTTTGCCCCACCCTTGTCACGCTCGCGGAGAGCCTTACTCAAGGCTGCATCCGCACGCGACTTGATTTCGTCTTCGCGGAGGTCAGGGTACGCCTCACGGAGACTTTGCATCGTGGCGGTCATGAACGCCTCAGTGAAGCTTTCAAGCTCTTGGACCTCAAGCTCCGTGCTGACGCGATCCAGCTCAGGCGAGTTTGAGGTAGCATCCACGGCCTTCGCCACTGCTGGGTCTTGGGTCGCACCCACCTTACCAGCAGGGTCCTCCTGCGTGAGGACTTCGGCCTCAGACCCTTGGTTCGGGTCGGGAGTGACGTTGATCTGCATGTCAGGACTCCTTCAAGATTCGGATAAACGCTTCTGCAAGTGAAGCGGGTGAATTGTCATCTCGCAACCAATGTACGACTGGCAAAATACCCCCGCTAGCAAAAAAGTGTATCATCCCGAGGAGGCGGCGGTGCATCATCACCGCATCCTGCCACTCTGGACCCCAAGCCTTCTGGTGGTAGGTTTCTCCAATCAGACTGTAGTCTGTCAGAAGAAACGGGTCATACACATTCACCAAGGCACTCAACTTATCGACGTCAATCTTGAAGTCAGCCGGTTTCGCTGGATGAAAGAGCGCATAAGCGTAGGTCATCGCCGCAGGGCACTCTGAAACCACAAACCCCGCCCCCAACTTTGAGGCCGCTTGCAGCGCGTCAACTTCTGCGGCCAACTGGGTAGCAAGTATCTCGCGCTGGATCGAGAAATCCGACGCCCACTTCGACACGGCGTCGTCTCCCAAGTCACGTAACACCTTCGTTGCGGTCTCCTCAACAAAGTGGACAACCTCACCGTACTGTCGCAGACGATCCGCGATAGCGACAGCCAGTGTGCTCTTACCCGAGGAAGGACCACCAAACACACCGATGATTTTATTTCCGCTACGCTTCATCTACGTCTTGCTCCACCTGGTCTTCACGCACCAGTATTTGATCTCGCGTAACGGATTTACCACTACGCGTTTGTTTCACCCAATACCCTACCGTGGCCAATGAGCACACCCTAAGCTTTTCACCCGGCCGGATGATTACCTGCGTCGTGGCTATTTCAGATACAGCCCTCACAAACACAGGTATTCGCTGCGGGCTATTCACATACCTCCCTGCGTCTGGCATGACGAAACCACACAGGAACTCCTCGCCTCTTTGTCGCAGCACGGGGCAGGCGCCACACTCTTCAAAAGGCAACCCCTCAGAATCGTCAAACGCCTTGAGTATGGTGAACTCAGGCCTATTGCACTGGCGGACTCTCTTGGGGCGCGGCGCCATCACACTCCTATCGGGTCATCCCTACCATCCACGAAATACTCTCCGCCTTCCTCAGTCACGTCCGTCACCTTCCAGCGGCAGACGTCGTAGCTAGCCCCTACTTGGAATTTTGGATTGCTCGTGGCAATTACCCGCACGACGAGGGTGTTTTGCTTTACCCCCTGGACACGAAACAAAACCGCCCGCCCCTTACCCCAACGCTCGGGTTCCGGGCGCAGGTCAGGGCGGGCTGGTGTAATCGCTACCAGGTCTCCAGGGTTGTACTTCATCAATCACCCTTGCTGCTGATTCAAAGCCTTGTACACATCATTTACGGTCGTACCACGATTTGCCAAGTCCTGGATCTGCTGAGGCTGGTAGCCAATACTCTGAAGCCACTGGATGTTTTCCTGTCCGTAGAAAACTACGGGGTCAACAGGAGGTTTGTTGGCGTCGCTAGCCACGACCATGATGGTCTCCCCACCCAAGGGATCCTCCGGCGGCGGCTTGAGGCGTGCCCTCGCGTCTTGGATGACGTTCCTGAATTCACTCTCAGTGGCGAAGTACACTCTGCGGCGGCGAGCGACGGGCTTCCCTGACGTCGCATCATGCATACCGGAGAATGGTTTGAATTGGGCTACGGGATTCGCTTGGGGGAGGTCGTCGAACGTGTAACTGCCCTCCATCCGTAGCACTTTGAAGTATTGCTCTAAGTTCGACTTGAGCCACTGCATCAACCCTTCTGGGTCACTTGAGCCGAGGTATTGCAGGTGTACTTGAAACTCATACCCCACTGCCTCTTGCTCAAAATCAGATTCTTCGATCATCCCTATTTCTCCTAACCGGCCCTTTCGCCTTTTGTCGCGTCCGGGGTCGGACGTCTGCTTGCCTCAGCCTGGATTTCAGATATCTGCCCCGGCGGTAGAGGTGCGTCAAGTAGCGACTCAGCTACTTGCAACGCTGCCATCAATCTCTCCCTGTCTCCAGGATCGGAGATCTCTCTAACCGAACTCTCCATCGGGCCGCGAGAACTGGTAGTAGCAAAAGCCGAAGCTACCTCGTTCACAGACTGCAACAGCTCCGTAACCCCAGATTGTGAAATCAATTCGCTTATACCCTGTAGTGCTCTCAAGAATCCTTGGAGATCACGATCGCTAACGGCCTGCCCATACGCCTTGTTAGCGTTCTCCCACTCAAGGGCTTCTCGAAGAGTTTGGGCTCTACTCAGCAACCCACTGAGTAGCGTAGAGTAGACGTCAACCTGCACCGCCCGCAGATGGTTTACTGCGGCTACGGGGGCTTCCGCCTCAGCCCGCTCTCGTTTCTCCTTGATCTCCGTCCACTTTGCGTTTCTCGCGTGGTACTCCAGAGTGTGGTAGGAGACCTCAAACAAACGAGCTACCTGGCGCAATCCGAGTTTGGGCTGCGCCAGGTAGGTGTTCTTCACAAGGTGTTGTTCTTCTTCACTCAAGGTGGAGAATTTTCGTTCTTCAGCCACAGTAGCCTCACCAAATCACGCCATGAAACTCCCCACCTACCTTACCTCAACCTTACTGGTATTGGTTCGTGAAGTTCGGTTGCGCGGGTGGGGAAGGTGGCATTCCCTGCTGCATCGGCGGTTGCTGTGAGGGGGCAGGCGGCTGTTGAGCAGGCGGGGGTGCGAATCCTTGCTGCTGAGCAGGAGCTTGCTGCACAGGCGCAGCGGGCGGCTGCGCAGGCTGCTGCTGCATCGGCGGTTGCTGAGCAGGCGGAGCAGACGGAGCAGACGGAGCAGACGGCACCCCTTGTTGCTGCATCGGCGGTTGCTGAGCAGGAGCTTGCTGCTGAGCAGGAGCTTGCTGCTGAGCAGGAGCTTGCTGCTGAGCGGGCGGCATCCCCTGCTGTTGCATCGAGGGCTGAGCAGGCGGGGGTGCAAACCCTTGTTGCTGCATTGGTGCCTGTTGCTGCACTGGTGCCTGTTGCGCAGGCAGTTGAGCCGGAGCAGCCGGAGCAGGGATGCCAGCGCTGTTGTCCTGCGGTGGCAGCGAGTAGCTGGTTGCCATACCGAACGCACGGTCGATCGAAGCCCGCACCTTATCCAATGCTTCTTGCGTCTCTTCCGGCGTAGCGCGTTGAATCACCTCGGACCAGTCGGGGATGCTTTGGAGGATATCCCAAATTGACTGTGAGGCAAACAACCCGCCTTGGTCAAGCACCATCGGGTAGCCCTGACCCGCACGGTACTCAGGGAGATACGGCGGAGCAAAGACGGGGCCGCCATTCGAGTAGGTGGTGCCAAAGTCCTTACCGGACTTCGTGATGCTCACCGCGAAACCTTCGAAGGGGTGGAATGGCAGAAGCTGCGAACCGTCAGACCTGCGGGCCATTTGGTTCTGGAACATCGGCCGTACCCATTGCGCATTGAACTGCTTGTAGGAGATCATCACAACGTGCGGCTTTTGCGCGTCCTCGGTATAGATGCCGGAGCCATCCACTCCCAGAGGGAGCACCATGAGGAATGCCCGATACCGCGAGTCAAGCGCACTGACCAACGCAGCTTCCCGCGGGGGCAGACTGGTACGCTTGGTGTACCGGAGCTTGCCTTGAGCAGGGTCTTCCAGGAACTCATCAATGTAGTCCCGACCCAAAGGTTGCTCAAAACCCGGAACCGCGGGGTTCGCGTAGAGCGGTGAGAGCACCACCCGATTTCCAAAGGCTGACACCCCCTTCGCAGGGCCTTCGCTTGGTCCACCCGGAACGTACACCTTCTCAGTCGCCAACACCGTAAGTCCGATGTCAACCAACTGATCCGGTGTCGGAGCGCCTTCAGCCCACGCCTTGCAGAAGGCTTGCGCACCAGCCTTCGAAGGGAGAATACGGAGGTGATTATCCCCGCTCTCAAAAGTCATTCGAGGGAGCGCAAGTCCCTCGATCCCACCGCCGGAAGACCGTTCTTCCTCTGCGCGGTTGATGTCGTCAATGTAACCCATTGTCTCTCCTACTGAACACGACGTGAGGCTATTTCCGCCTCATGAACTTGCTTGATTTTGTTTCGCAGGGATATCAAGCAGAATCCCTTCAATAGCTCGATGCCATCCGAAACCAAGGACACCATCTGAGCGTGCGAGGAGTACCTGACGTCTGCCTCCATCCATATGGAGCAGTGCTTCTCGCTCAACTTGCCTCGCGGGTGGTTGCGTGAGTCTTCCCAGTACTCACTGTACAACACAGCCCTTACTCGGGCTAAGTCGATTCGCAAAAAACTCAACACCCACACCATCTTCGCAAGGAGCTTCGTCCCTGACTCGTACCGCTCTTCAAGCCCATGCACCTGGGTCAAGTTCAAGTACGGGTGGAGGTCAAAAACCTCATGGGTTAGCCCGCCTGTTGAGTCCTTGTATTGTACCGCGATCAGCATGACACCCTCACTGTTCGGAGATGGTTAGCGAGCAGTTGAAAACGAGGGTCGCTTTCACACCCACTCCGCCAGTAAGCGTCTGGCGAATAACCTGACCCAATCACCGGGATAAGGTCGCTGGGGCAGTGTTCCCAACCTGCTGGAATATCCGCAATCGGGTCTGCGAACTCAACCATCTGCCCCCAGGTCGGGCCGCCTTCCGAATCCGCCACAATAGGGACTGGTGAGTTCTTGATAAACCGGAAAGGCATGTTCTCCATCAGATACTTTGTCGCCGGCACGACGATGGGCGCCTCTCCAGGAAACACATCCAGCACCAAACTATCGTGTACCGATGCAGACACTCGCGTTTTGAACCCACAGTGTGCCAACCACTGATTCAAAGTAAACCAGCACCAGGTATTCAGGTCTGACCCTGTGCCTTGAACGATGGAGTTTACCCCCTGCCTCTCAGCCTTTGTCCGCGTGTACGCATCCAGAGCGTGAATCTCGGGGATGTGCCTGTGGCGACCAGTCAGCGTGCAAACATACCCTCGCGTCTGGAGGTCATGGACGACCTGTTGTTTGAATCCCATATACTCAGGCATTCGGTCGTACATCTTATTCAGCTTCTCACGAGCAGATTCTACCGACGCTTCCTCATCATAGATCTCTCGCTCGACGTACCCGTTCAACCCTCGGTCGAAAGCAGTGACCCTGCGGGATACCAGAGGGAACCCTTCCTGCTTCATCTTGTTGGCCAGGCCTCTCGCACCCTGTCCGTAGATAGGACCAAACCAGAACTGTTTCGCCAATGAGCGTAGCAGCTTCCCGTTTGCCAACGCTTCTTCAGGACTACACCGGAAAAGCTCACAAGCCAAGTCCAAGTGGAGATCAGCGCCTTCTTGGTACCTCTTGGTAATCCACTGCACTTCAGCAGCAATACCGAACACACGGATTTCAAGCTGCGAGAAGTCAATCTGGTAGACCAAACCTCGCTGACCCTCATCCAAAACAAACAGCTCAAAATGCCGGGCCATCCACGCGTTGCCTTCCGCCTTCGGTACTGGCCCCCAGGGGGTGTCGTAAAACTCTGCGCCAGGTGAGTACCTTGAGTTGAACATCTTCTTCAACCCTTTAGCGCCCTCACCTCGGGTTTTGATTAGCTGCACGGGAGGATCAACAGCCGACTTACGTCCAGTTACCGTACCCTCCCCCTTATCTTTGCTGGCGTAGCCTGAATCAAACCCTGTGATGATGAACGAGGGGTGCATCAAGTTATCCGCCCGCAGATAGCCGTTCCGTGTTACACCTTTCGGGGTTTTGTAGAAACCCTGCACGAAGGGAGTGCAATACGTTGAGAAGAGCTTGGAATAGTCTCGGAACGCGATGATCTGTTCGATCACAGGGTGCGCTTCTTTGTGTTCTTCCAGCACCTCTACATCAGTCGCCAGGTTGCCTGTCTTGGTGCGCTTTGCCGTGCCCTCTGGGATCCCACAGAACTCCTTACCGTACAAGAACCTTTGGAGCTGATCAGGGCTTCCCAAGTTCAACTCAATGCATTTGTCGGCCTTAGCCGATTTCATCACGGGAGCGTAGTTTGTGGTGAACGCTCGCTTCTTCACGAACGTGTACGCCTTCGCAGCACGGTACCCAGACTTGGTGCCGGTGATGACTTTGCGGTTCGACATGACCTGCCAAGCCACTTGATCTGCCGGCGTCACCTTCAGTGATTTTCCGACTTTCTCCACCTGCCCTAAAGAGCGAGCACCGCTCTTGAAACTTTGGTAGGTCTCGTAAACCATCCCCTTGCTCTCATCACCCTCACAAGCAACAACGAAAACACTGCCTTGTGCTTCATTCTCATGAGCCATGACCTGACGCCACCGCTCCAAGATCTCAGCGTTCTGGAAAGCTTCCTTCGCAGCGTCTCTCTTGCTCCCGAACTCTTGGTACAGCTTATTTCGGTGCTCTACGTTCAAAGACATCCCGTGGAGCTGGGTCGTAATTACCGACCTGATATCGGGCATTGTGAATTCATGGAAATAGGTGAGTAGGTTTTCCTTTGCTAGGCGCTCTTCAAGAACATCCCACAACACCCGAGTCGCGTCCGCATCAGCGCAGGCGTACATCCCGAGAACGTCGAGAGGAACACCAAGCTCAAAGTCCTTAGCACCTCCTGGGAACGCTGACTGGAGTTGGTCGTCGTAGAAGCCGAGGTCAGTGTACAACTCTGCCAAGCGCTTCAGCTTGTGAGGAGTATTCTCATCAACAAGCCCGTGAGCCATTTGCGTGTCAAACTCCAACGCCTCAACAGACACCCCAAGCTTTTGAGGGAAGTACGTCGCATCAAACGGGGAGTTATGCGCAACCTTGGGGACCGGCGAGGTGATCACTTTGCGAATCGCATCGGCCATCTTGTCCCGCTGCGGTTGGGTGTAGCCACTATCCTTATGATCCAACACAAAGAACCAAGCGTAACGCTCACCGCCAGCGATTACTCCAAACGACACCCCGAGGATTTTGGACAAGGGGTGGTAAGGATCCAAGGCGAGTTCGCCAGGTGCCGTTTCAATATCGAAAGCAAGTCGCTCTTGCTGCACCAAGTACTCAGCGATCTGCTCCGCCCTCGCAGGGTCCTGGACTATCTCGTAGTTTCGGTGTGCAAAGTCGGTAAATGCTTGGTACGTCCCCTCATACAACTTCTTGATTTTCCGAATATCGTGCAGCACTTCCTCCAGCAGAGCTGGGTCTCTTTCAAGAACGTGTTGCACCGAGTGCGTGAGCATCACAGGAGTCGACGAAATCGGAGCACTCGTGTTAGCGCCGCGTGCAGGAGTCGGAACTTCCGAACACCAACGCACCACCCCTCTCGACTTGTGTGGCATCCCTAAGCTCTTCCACACAGCAGTATTCTCCGCACCACCAAAACCGAGAATAAACCCAGGCTTATACTTCAAGATCTCCAAGCTCAGGAAATTGGAGCAGGCTCTGGTGGTTACGGCGCCGGGCTTCCCGGAAGATTTGGAACAGCGGACTGCGTAAACGTACCTAACCTTTTGAGAAAGCTCTTGTGGAGACCAGGCCATCGCTTTTTGGATTACCTGGTTGATGCCATTGATCTCGTTCTGGTAGGGCTGACCCTCGTATGAGGGAGCCCCCAACACCACCAAGATTTGCGGAGTCTCGGAGCCAAAGGAACTCACTTGCGTGGTTGCTCTCGCGGAGACGTTACACGCCCCACACTTCTGGCACACCTGCGCGGCCGATACTGCTGCTGTAAGCTCGTCTAACATGTTGCTCCCTTCACTAGCTACTGAGTACCGCAGCGTAACGCAACGGAAGAAGCGGCGCAAAGGAAAACCCTTACGCCGCTTCTCTACTGCCTACGAGCTAGGCGTACCTAGCTATAGTATTTCACCAGACCCTTGTGGGGGCCGGAGACGTACTTGATGGCTTTGTAGCCGGACGCGAGCCACTCTTGGCGGGTGGCTTCATCCGTGACGTTCGTGAGTTCGTCATCCAGGACGTAATCACCCTCACGGAACGATGCTGGCTTCTTGCCACGACGTCCGGGATACCAGACTCCTGGCAGCTCTTCGTCGAAGCCGCCGTACTCGTCCACCTGGTGTCCCAAGCCCACGAAGTGGTCAGTCCCCAGTGAGCCTTCATCAGCCTCAGACTTCTTCTCGGGCTTCTTCGGCTTTTCTGCGGATGAGGCGGCCTTCGTCGCCATCACCTCAGCCCGCTTCATCGAGCGCTCAGGGCTTTTTGCTGAGCCGGAACGAAGTGCCTGCACCGCGATCTCGATCAGGTCGGACGTTGCGTTCATGAGTCGCGTAGCTGCCTTGACCAATGGGTGGTCAGCAGCACCTTCAGGCTCATCAAACATGTCCGCCGGCGAGAAGGGCAACGAGCCTCCCGACTCCGTGCTCCCTGCCACCACTGCTGGCTCGGTGTAGACCTGCTGTTGCGGTTGTTGCGGTTGTTGCGGTTGCTGTGGTTGTTGGAGCTGCTCCTTGGGCGGGAGATCAGGAACACCCGCCTTGCCTGCAACTTGGTCAGCATCCGTCAGCGGGATGTGCTCAGGCCAAAACTGCTGGTACAGACGACTCGCTGACTTCTTCCCGTCGCTGAGAACTTTCGGAATCTCTCCCTTGTCCTCCAAGGTACAGAGCATCCCCTTCAACGACCCAACAACTTCCTTCGGGCGCTTGCTGCCGTTGCGGATCAGAGCATTCCGAAGCTTGGTTTCTGACGCCTGGCCCTTGTGAACCAAAACCGAAAGCAGCGCCTCACACTGAACAGATGACTCCGCGTCGTCCGGGAACATCAGATCGCCGGGGACGTGCTCCTTCGAGCGTGCTCGGGTTTCCCACAACTTCGCCCACTCTTCGGAACCAGGCGCGTGCTGCTGTTGCGGTTGTTGCGGTTGTTGCGGTTGTTGCGGTTGCTGAGCAGGTGCTTCAGCTTGCTGTTGCGCAGGTGCTTCCTGAGCAGGCGGGGGTGCAAACCCCTGTTGTTGAGCAGGAGGGGGTGCAAACCCTGGTTGCTGCGTTGATGTTTGTTGCGCAGGTGGGGGTGCAAACCCCTGTTGCTGCATCGGTGCTTCAGATTGCTGTTGTTGAGCAGGAGGGGGTGCGAACCCTTGCTGCTGAGCAGGGGGCGGTGCAAAACCCTGCTGCTGAGCAGGAGGTGCAAACCCTTGCTGTGGGTGTTGCTGCTGTTGTTGAGCAGGCGGCGCAAACCCCTGCTGTTGAGCAGGGGCAGCACCATACGGTGAAGCAACCTGCTGAGTATACGGGTTCGGCATTGATCCCGCTTGACTTTGCTCGTCCATGTGTTTCCTTTCCTAGACGACGTGGCTGAGCTACACCCAGCCTTTTGAGATACCCGTAGCCGAGGCGCAAAACAATGCTCCCCACCCGGCTACTACGATGTTTCCCTCTGCCTCCTTCAATTGGCGGAGGGCGACCTCAAAAAGCAAATACGATGGGACACCCAACGCTTTTGCATGTGCGACGTGCTTCGTGAACTGAGAGAGGTGCTGCTTAGCGGCAATACCTTTTCCCAGAGAAAACGAGAGAACGGGTTTTGGAGAATACTCGCCCTGTTCAAGACCTTCCAGGTGTTCTGGAGTGATCGCCAGACTCGCCTTCAGCACACCCAACACCACGTCGCTTTTCCGTACTCCAGCCTCGACAAACATATCGTGCTGGAGATACTCCTGAAACCACTCAGAAGCCGGCGTCAATTCCCCTGTCTGCTTATCAGCAGCGAGGCTATACGTTTTCTTGCTGCTTTTGAGGGCTGGCATACTTCTTCCCTATTTCGATGTCCGCACGAAGCGTTTCAATAACCTCAGTGACGGCTTTAGTGAACCCGTACCGACTGAGTTTGCCTTCTTCGATACTATCTTCGAATGTGCTCCTCGCAAGCTGTCCTGCGTCAACGTCGGGGTCTTTGTCGATCGCCACACTCACATTGCCGTCCACCCCGAACAGGCTGTCCATATCCAGCACCGCTACGCGAACTCCTCTTCGAAACTCGGGGTAAGCCACACCACCTTGAATGGTAATCAACCCCGCCAAAGTTTCCTCAGCCATGATCTTGTCGACGATCTCCCTGAGTCTGGTGAATTCAGGAATCTCTGCCAAACGCGAAAGCGACACCCACCGGCTACAGTTTTCGATCGAGAGAACAACTTCAGGGCCGGTAGAGAAATTCCGCACGGACACTTGCGCCCCGATTTTGAGGTACTCTCTGCCCTGCCTCCTATCAAACCAATGCGTCCTCCTGAAGAAGCCGGTACCGGATGGGCGCAGAGCGTAAGGGTCAAAGCGATCTTTGAAGAAGTCCCACACAGCGTATCCGGCAAGCGGCTGTCCTCGGCGCGGGGTCTCCCTGATGAGTGTGGGGACTCCCCACAAACTGTTCAGCTCGTCATCCGCTCGTGTAAACCACTGCTCCCCTCGTCTCTCGTAAAACGGGCAGCTTACCGCCCGCTCAACAACAGCACACGGAAGATGGAACACCGAAAACCGCACGGCGCCGAACTTCGCCGAGAAGTAGTGGGTGTGCAACTCGGGGAGACTGCTCACTGTACCGAGAGTGGGGAAAAGGTTATCCAACACCTTTCGATCCGTGACGCCCGATATGGCGTGTACCTTGCGTAGTAAGGCAAGCCCCCCTATTGCGGGGTATTCGCCGTGTTCCCCTTGTTTTGGCAACTCCGGCGAGTAAATGGGTATACACCCGTCCGTCGAGAGAGCAGCGTTATAGACCGAACTTGCCAGCTTTCGGTATGGATGACCCCTATTTACCAAAATGAGCGTTGGGTCGTCCTCACCGAGAGTGATACGGCAGGCGATCGGAATCAGGTCGTTAGCCCGCTTTTTGTTGTCCAAAAGATTCTTCGGGTAACGGGGGTAGATATAGTCCCCGCTACGACTCAGCGTTCTGCTGATCTTGGGAAGCTCGCTTTCCGAGTAGCTGTAAAAGCAGGACTTTGCCCAAGCGTCCAGGAGCTTCTTATTACTCCACACCATTGTGTTTTCTCCATTCTTCCAACACTGCGGCTTTCGCCGCTTCTTTCGTTTCCGCACCGCAGCTCACATGATTTCCTGGAGCGTCGATCACTGCGAAATACCCTCCCAACGGGAAAGGCGTAACCTTTACGCGAGGTTCCCTCATGCTCCTATCCCCAACCGCTTCGCTTCTCGGAAAGCCACGGTGTATTTGGTGTTGTGCCACGCATTACGAATAGTTTCTCGACAGAACTCAGCGTGGTTTCTGTAGTCCCACTCCATCACCGCATCGTGGGCAGCTTCAACTACGTCCAAGTGCTTTCGAAGGTTGTGGAACTCCTTCACCATCGCCGCAAGCTCTAGGTACGCCTTGCGAAGCAGGTCGAAAACATCGGTGGGGCGCATAAGATTCTCATTGAGCGAGCTAGTGAACGTCAGTCGTTTACCGGCGTAGTTCACGGTGAGGTTCATGCTCAGCCCCGCCACAACGCTCTCGTACAGGTCCTTGTTGAATCGACCCACCATAGCCGCACCAAAGATTTCAAGATCCCAAACATCGTCCCGATGTCGGAATATGGTTTTCGTTTCGAAATTCATTGCACCCGCTTTGCTTCTTGTTGGTCAATCCAGTCCATAACTTGACGGACAGTGGGTTTCCGCCAATTGATGATCTGTCCCGTGTCAATGTCGATGTCGAAGATGACATACTCACCGTAATGTTCTCCAGGCATAAACGCCGGGACAGGCCCGTCCTCTTGTTCGGCGATAACCTGTTTGTCAGAACCAATGAGATGCACGTTGAGGGTGCTCCCCACTTTCGCGTAAACCATCAACGTCTTTGCTTCGACGTGTTTTTGAATAGGCAATTCCATAACTATACTACCTCCTGCTCTTCTTCCTCTTCCTCAAGAACCGCCACGATCTCGTAGCCCTTGCCGAAGTAATCAGCGATCACTTCCTGCACATCCTCAGCGCAGTCCGGGTCCTTATCCCGCTCACACCCGAAATCGTATATCTCGTTGAGGTATTCCTCTTCGTCCACCTCTTCCCCGCTCTCCGTCACTTCGCGGAGGGTAATACGGTGGACATCCCCGTTCGCCCACTGAGTAACCGTCTTCATCAGGTTCTCAGCAGACTTTTCCATCTCCTCATGAGTCTGCATTCGGGTTTCGCCAGTCTCCTTGTCCTGAACTTCCCACGGCGAAAGCACCAAATACCCGACCATGCCAGAACCCCACTGGCACACTTTGGTGTCCCCAAGATAGAACCTAGATAGCCCGTGCTGATACAGCGACACCTCGCTGAAGAACTTCACCTTCCGAAGCTTCCACCCGCGTTGGTAGTATTCCTGCCATTTCTCCCGACGCTCATCAGGGCAGTGATACTCGCACAAATGGTTGAATATCTCGCTCTCGATATCGCCATCGCTGAGGTCTGAGGGGTAGAACTCTTCTTGGTAACAGGAGATATCCCTGTACTCGTACTCTACCTCATCGTTCTCATCGCACGACTCGGATACTTCATCTCCCACAAGGTGGGGCGGCAGCATCAACTCATCGTACTTGGGAGGAAATGGAAGAAACCGTTCGGTACAGTACCGGTCGACCATTGCATTCGTAACGCGCTCTTTTGCCTCTTGGTAGCGCAGCAACGAGCGGACTCTCGATGGCAGGGTGCGCCGGACATCGTGAGCGAGTTCGTAGTATTTCTCCACTTCCTCCCAGGTCTGCTTGAGGTGTTTTCGAGAAAACCCGATCGGATTTCCCGGAACCCCGAACTCTGCTTCGGTAGGTTCTCCCTGGAAGCACGGCCAATTCGACATCGGCCCTCGTGAGTCGCCGTAGATGTCCAAGTTGTCTTCCATGCCTTCGAATGGGTGAAGATCCCCACAAATCTCGTCATGGTCGACTTCAACAATCAAACGGTTTCCGTTCTTCAACAGAAACCTGTGTTTCGCAAGAGTCATATAACTATCTCCTGTTTTCGTTCAGAACTGTTTATTCAACGTCGACGTTGAATTCAAACGTGCCGCCAACCGCTCGAACCGTCTGCTTCTCAATGACCTCCACTCGCTCGCCATCCCACACATGCGATGAGTCGCGGGAGTACACGAACTCCTTGAGATTAGAGACCTTGTGAGCAAGGATGGTTTTCTCCTTGCGGTCCATGAGCACAAACCACCGAGACCCTTCGAGACGCCCAAGGAAAACCGAGTGTCGCTCGCCATCCCAGCAATCATCAATCTTCCAGTCGTAGTTTGATCTAGCTCCTGTGAGCGTTCGCAGGTACTGACCAAACACATTCGACGGGTAAGCATCGTCGCCCAGCACGAAGTCAAAGCGCGTAGATTCGATCAGGTAGTGGTACAGGTTCACCCTGCTGCTGTCATCGAGGGCGTGGTCGTGGCGATCAAGCAAGTTCAGGAAGGATTGGTCTTCAAGACGGTCGTCGCACTCACTATCCAGAAACCCTAAGACCTCGTGCAAGTAGTCATCGTCGAACTCAGTAACGTTCTCAAACATCTCGCCAGGGTGTACAAAGTAAAACTCGGCGCAGTCGGTCCGGTCTTCTTCGCAATACAGGCACTCGCCTTCGTAAACACACCACTGCCATGAATCCAGAAAACCACCACGCACACCAATGAGTTTCTCCAGAGGAATGCAAGTAGGTGTCCCATCCTGCCAAATAACAATACCTTTCACCTGATGCACCAGCCTCGGATACCCCAAGTCCTCTTTCTTCACCCAGATTTGGACAGTGTTTTGGGAATACCCGCTATCGTAGAGCTTCACCAACCCCATATCCTGAAGCTCTTCCAAAGGGTACGACTGCTCGGAGTTCGACCAACTGGAGTAATTCATGTACCACTGGGTCTTCCGGTTGAGTCGCGGGAGGGTGTCCAATTCAGGATCAACCCGAACCCCGTCAATAACCGGCACTCCTACTTTGCTCAACCGGAGTAAACGGAGCTGGGTTTTGGTCAGCTCTTGCCCAACAGGGAGGCTATATAAGTACCCGCTGATAGCCGAAGCTACCGTGTTGGAATACGCTTGAGACCCTTTCTCCGCCAGGTGCATACGATCGGGGAGACGGAGAGCAAGCTCTTCCTCAGTGAACACACCGAGCACCCACATATAGGCGTCGTACCCCCAGAACTCTGTCGGGTAAGCCTGCTCATTGACAACAGCCCCATAACGAAGCTTGTCAGTGTAGTTGACCTCGTCATAGGTCTTCAGGTCAGAGTCGTCCACATCGTCAACAACAAGCCCAGACTTGGCATAGAACACTCGAAATTCCCGCCCTTTGTGAGTGAAGGTGTCCACCGGCTTGTGCTTCGGGAGTCCGTTCACACCCAAGGCGAAGCGCAAGGTCTCAACAAAATTCTTTTCTCGACCATGCCTAAGACTCAGCTCCTGGGGCGTCTCCAGAGCACGCTGCACCTCTTCCAGTTTCTCTTCTCGAAGGTGGTAGTCCAGCGTCACACATTCCGACAGCGTAGGCGTATCAAAGACCTCAAGGATCTTGAAATTCTCCAAATCCACATCCACACGTTTTCCGGCAGAGTAGACCGACACCTTGCTGGCAAGGATTCTGGCAGCCCAAAACCCCATACCTGCTGGCGTCTCCTTTTCCAGATCCCAGTTGTTGCGGCCAATAGCCATAACCGCGTCCCAATCCTCCTGGGTGAACTCACGACCGTTATAGGACACCAGAAGCCCATTCTCAGGCGTCACTTCTGCGGTGAGTTCGGTTGCCCCAGCCCGACGAGCGTTGTGGACGATTTCCCACAAAGCGCTCTCAACACTGTCAGAAAAGAAGCGTGAGTAGGACTTCAGAAGTCCCTGCACGTCTACCGTCACATTTCGGTTTTTGATTTCCATCGTTTTACCTCACTGGTTTGTTTGATTGATCGAGTTGTCCGTACTCTTAGCGCTCACCTTTCAGGTACACATCCGCTACGGGTTCGTTTTGGTCGACGTGGCTGTACTCCAGCGCATCGTCCAAATTCTCACCTTTCCCATCCAACGCGAAAGCTCGGGCCTGCTCCTCACTGACAGCCTCTACCTCACGCTTCTGAATGTGGATCTCCCGAAGCTCGACGATGTAGGTTTGCACCTCAAGAGCCTCAAGCTGCTGGATGATTTCATCGGCGTAAGCCAAAGACTCGTCAATATCCATCGGCTCTTCGTCAACAGGGACGCTGATACTCACCGTGATATCCTCATCACCGAGCATCTGCACCCTGCCAAAATCCACGACGCCCCAACGCTGGTTATCAGAAGAATAGACGCAATACACGTCGAGGCTTTGCGCCTCATTGTCGACTGACTCGCGCTCCACGAACTTGGCGATTTCAGACGCAAGCTCTTTTCGTTGAATGTTCACCTTCATGGTGTCCCTCACTGTTTGAAAGAAAACCCAGCCTGGTGGCTGGGTGAATTACTCTTCTTCGTCCTGCTTTTCCCGTGGGTACTCATCCTCGGGCAGGTCATGTGACCCATAGTCGGTGTGGAAGAACTCCTGCTTGTCATCCATGTGCTCGTACATCCAAAGTCCGACACCTTGACCTTGGCAGTCCATGACGAAGAGGTGTCCGAATTGCTCAGGCGTCAGATCGGATTCATACCCATGCTTGATGTAGTAACTGGAAAACAGCTTCCACATCGACCCGTACTTTTCACAAGCCTTGTTGTACAGACGTTCGGCTTCCTTGACCGCCCCTTCGGGAATGTCCTCTGGGAGACGCTCCATGATCTCACCAGGCGTTGTGTGTCCGAACTCCTCTTCCCAATCCGCAAACGCCGTGGCGAACAGCGTCTTGGTCATGCTTTCCAACACAATCTGGCAGAACTGCTCGTAGCCGATGTACTTATCATCGACAGGACTCATGCTGAGGACTGCCGCAGCACGCCCGACATCGCAATACCACCGCTCATCTCCGATGTCGTCTTCCCACTCCTGTTTCCCACGGTTAGCCAGAGCATACTCCAGCTTTTCACGGGCAGCTTCTTGAGCGAGGTCAAAGTCCACCGGCACTTCAGGGTTGTCAGAATGCGCCCACTCCTCGCCGTCGTAGTGAACCCACACGCCGTCGGTGGTGAGGCTCCCACATTCCGACAAGCGGAGTTCTTTTGGTGGGCGCCGTCCGTTGTCCTGAAGCTCTTCACGGTACGGACTCCTGAACACTCGACCCACATGGCGCATATGAGTGAGTGCCTGCTCAAGCTCGTCAACAGCGTTGGTGATTTTGTCTTTGACCGTCCCAAGATCAGTATGCTCAGGCATCTGAGCTACGTCACTCACGTCAGTGAGCGCACCAGATACCATATCAAAAGCCTTCGACAGCTCATGAATATCCGAGCTGTAGAGATAGTCTCCTCGCGTCATAGCTCTACTCCTTTGCGTCCATGATGTGACCACCGACCACGGCGTTCACTGCCTGAGTAACCTGCTTGGCAGCAACCTCACCAACTGAAGACAGAGTTGCCTGATGTAGCTCTCCCGTGTCTTCCGAATCAGGAAGTGCAGCAAGCATGTTCCGTTTTTGGCAACCGATACGGATACGCCCCGTATCGTAAACCGAGAAATCCACCAGACCGTGCGTGCCTTCAAACAGCAGCTCAGTTTCCGGCAACCGCCCGCCAGGACATCCTTCTTTGTACCAGTCCCTCACGAAGTTCATAAGATTCGTCAAAGTGCCTTTGGAGAAAGCGATGAATTCGTCCCCTACTTGCTCTCTGATCTTGTTGAGAAGCTCGATCGCCCGAACCGCCCTCTCCGGCGTCGAGTATTCGGCGAAGCACCGCAGAGCGAGTGCGCCCATCTCTGAGTAGGAGTCTGTTAGGTGTGTTTTCCCGTCAGGCCAGTCCACCCGAAACGACGGGACCCCTGCTGCGGTACCGATTGTGAATTTGACGTGCATACCTTTTCCTCATTCTTCCTTGCGAGGCACAAAATCCATCAACGTTTGACTGATTGTGTACATCGCGTAGCGCCGCGACTTCTCATTAGCCGCCACCTGCTCAGGGTTTGGCAAGAGCCACTCGCCTTTTTCACCCTCAAACCACCAACCCTTGGTGGAATAACACAACTTCGCTTGGTTGTAGTTTTGCAGGGTAAAGTAAGGCATCTCAGCGAATCGCGGACACCCTTCCATGTACCACAGCCCGATAGCGTTCACCACTGCCTCAGCGACACCTTCTGCGACGCCCTGCCCCTCTTGGTAATCCAAGTCTTTCGAAAGTTCAGCCACAGTGTGCAAAAACAAAAACGCCGAAGCTCCGTCAATCGGCGGGTACTCTGCGAGCTTCCGCAGAAGTTCGTAAGGATACCCCTCAAACGCCTTGACTTGCGTTATCCGCAGCAGGGGTTTGGATAGGGTACTCACCCCTACTTCAACTCTGTACGTTGTCGTCATTGACTCACCCCAAACTTCCCACGATTGCGTCGCTTAGCACGCTTGCCCACTGCCTTGGAAGCCGCATTGGTGCAAGGCTTCCTGGTGAAGGTATTCCCTGCGTAACCTCCACCACCCAAAGCGTTGTTTGGCAGCGTTGCCGTTGCAGCACCCATCGCCATCAACGCACCTATCGTTGCTTTACTCATGTTTTCTCCAAACTCAGAGTTGTTGGATCATCAGGAGGCAGCTTCGAGAGCTTCCTCAAGAGTTGTGTACCAACCCATCGGCCCACCGTGTTTGTCGGACACAACGTGGAACTGCTGAGGGTCTTCATGTTCCGACAGATACCGTGCGTAAGGGTCGTTCGAGTCGTCTGGGTTCAATTCCTCACGAATCTGCGCGACCGAACAGATGGAGACAAGTTTGGGGTCACAGCGCTCGGCAATGAAGACAGCGCGTGCCAGTCGTGACCAGTCTTCATCAGGGTATCGGGTACAAGCGTCCATCAGCACACGGTCAACCTCTGAAAGGAGAATCTTGTGGCAGCCGGCATGAATCAGCGTGTCGTCTTTTACCTTCTCCACTCGATCTACTGTGTAATCGCCGACCGGCCCCAGTGGGAACCCGTGGGAGTATTGCATACGCCGTTGCACGACACTCCAAGTGGGGATCTTGAGACTCAGCGTAGTTTCCAAACGAGACCTGCTGTGTATACGCAGGTGTTCGACTGCGTAGGCGTTTCGCCTGGTGAAAGCGCCGCCTTTCTCACGCCACTCAGCTAAGGCTTCCTGAGCCGTAGCTGAAGCCTCAACAACCACAGGCGTCTTCATATTCATAAGAAGCACCATCTGCGGGTGAGTACAGTCTTCAGGGATATCGACCCCCAACAAACGCAGTGCTTGCTGGATCAGGTTCAAACGGTCTGCGTGTTCACACTTCTTGAGCTGGGATCGCGCCCGACTCAATTTCTGAACTCGTTCCCGCGCTTGCTCAAGAAGACGGGGAGTCATCTTCTCGAAATACTCCTCCCAACTGATCCGCGTGGGGGCATTCACCACATCAGCGATAGGAAGCGCGTCGTAGATAGCCAGGTATCGGTGGCCTTGGTACTTGGTAGCTTCCTTGAGCAGCCCGATGTGCTTGCCGGTAGTAACACTCCAAAAGTTCTCACAAACCACCAGCACTCTGTGGCCTGCCAAAAAAGTGTGACAAGCAATCGGTTCACGGTAGCTGTAAAGCCGTCCATCGACGCAGTGGACACTCCCATGCCCGTTTCCTTCAAATTCGTACTCGTTAGCAAACCGGTGGAACAGGTCCGTGTTGCTGATCTTTTTCATGTTCTCTCCTAGTCTGAATGTAGGTTTGGGCAGCTTTCAAACACTGACCCTCAGCCCATGCGTAAGGGCAGGAATCACCAAGGTCTTCCCAAGGCGGTACGTTGTCTGCCAACTTCAACCAGTCCTCACCGACAAAGACCTCTTCCGTATCAGGAAGACCGTCTTTCGGGTGGTTATTGCCAGTTAGCCGATCGACCGTGAAATGCGCGTGGTTATCCCCCACGTTCGACGTAATCACGAACTCGCCGATCTGCTCGATGATCTTTTCCATGTTGTCTCCCTACCTCATGGTGCGCAGAGGTAATGACGACAAGAAACGTCGGTCATCCGACCGAAGGCACTCCTTGACAACAACTTTCGCAAGCAAGGCCCAGTCAACCCGCGAGTCTTGCGCAGCCAACAGCACGGCCTTCCGAAGTGCGTGCTCAGCGTCCAGAAACCCCGCGAGTCTTGCCATGCGGTGGTAAATGACCGAGCAAAACCACGCCCCACTGTTTGCCTCACGCAGAGACCCGCTCAATTCCTGGTCCTCGTACATGAGCTGCACCATCGCACGGATTCCGGCAGCCAGGGTGATGATGATGCTTGACTCTTCCAGCGCGGAGCCTCGCACCATGTAGCGTGTGCGGGTCCGTTGAGGACCCTCATCAAAAAACCCAGCGAACAGGCCGCTGAGTTTCTCGGTACGTTCTTCGATGGGGGTTTTCATAGGACGTTGATAACTCCCGTGTTGTGGTTCTCATGCATGTACTCGACCAGGACGTGATACGCCAAGTCATTATCACTGAGGTGGCCGTCGGGGTCATGAGAACGACCGCCGTCCTCAAACAACTCGTCCCACGTCTTCTTATCCACCTTTTCGAATCGGTAGCGCCCTCGGACTCGGCGCGGCTGGTGCGATTCCGCTTTCTCGTCACCGTCCTCTTTACCACCTACAGGCAGTCGCTCAACATCCGAGCAATTCCAGTAGATAACCCGCTCACCCTCGCTGACGGCGTGTGTCAGGTCGTCGTACAGCTCCTCACGGGCGTCGTCATCTTCGGGGTATTCCTCAGCGACGTACTCAAGCAGGTAAAGCCCGAAGCAAGGGGTAAATGAACACAGGTGAACCGCTTCTGTAGCGTCGTACCAGTACACCGAGTAGATCTTCCCTCCGGCTTTCTTCTTGAGGTCTTCGCACCACCCGTCTTCTTCAAAGACGGCCAGCCAGATGTCCGGTGGACAAGGCTTCTCGTTTTCTTCGGTTTCCATGTTCTCTCCAATTAGTACAACCACTCGTCAACGTACTCATCTTCGTCAAGCTCTACGCTAGTGGGTTCGCCTTGCTCCTCCAAGGCTCTGTACTCACCGAGAAGCTTTGCCCATTTCTGGAAAAGTGAGCGCACCTTGACGGTGATTTCCTCCTCAACCCGTGTGTACAGGCGGTGCCCGTCAAGGAAGCTGATTTTTCCGTCCTCATCTTCCAGAACTGTCCCGCAACACGAAATCGGGAACCAATACTCCACGTTCGACATTCAAGCTCACCTTTCGCTTAGTAACCATCGGGGTCTTCATACCCCTCGCCTCTTTCCAGCACCGTTGAGCTGACGAGCACTCTTTGAAGCTCATCCCAGCCTGTGTAGCCATCTCCGAAAGCATCTCCGACGTGGAGATACTCATACTCATCGGTATGTTCCTCCCACCAGTCGAGCGGGACGTACCCACTGCGGATTTCAAAATCAAAACGAGGGTCATCACTCGGGTACCAATACCGGTAGCCTGCCCCGCTGTCGGAACTCGTGACGCCTGACAAAACTCCGTCGGCGTACACCATGAAGTAGACCAAAATAGTTTTCATCGTTGCTCTCCTGCTCATCCAAAAACGCCCTCATATCTGGACACTCCCCATTGAGTGTACTGGCGACGGTTATTGAAGCTGGTCTCGACCGACCTCAGTCAAGTAAACAGATGTGTCAGCGAAGCGTCCAACCATCCCCGCCCTCTCAAGGGTGAGATATTCAGCCGGAGTAATGTTGACTCCGACCAGCTTGCCTTTCGTGGCGCGGTGCTGGCGGGACACCGACCCTGCCAAATGATTGTCAGACCCTGCCCGCGTGATGAAGGCGCGAACACCGCCCTCAGCCACGGTGCGGAGAAAACGGGTGCGCTTGACTTTTGCCTTCGCGCTCAAAATGGTTTTTGCTTTCATGACAGTTCCTCACGAAAATCCCCATTCAGCTTACAGACTCCGTGTCCGTAATTACCAGACTGCGCCAACGTGGAGGCATGGGTTATGCAGTCCATAGGCCGGTATCAAAACCTGATACCAGCCAAGCCTTATTGCAAGGCGAAGAAACCCGTCACGCGCCCAATTAGGAAAATCGGGATCGTGCGGGAGAACGCAGGCAGAGTAAAAACTAGCCTGCACTTGAAATTGTGAAAACTGGCGGCGGAAAAGGCAAAACTGGCGGCGGAAAATTGCTGCAAAAGCAGCATGTCTGCTTCAAGAGCGGCTTACTTTAGAGACTCGTCTCTCTTATGACCCATCTCACACTTGAGACAAGGGGGTGGGTCATAAGAGAGACACCCAGGCTACTTCCCACGGCGCATAATCGCGCCAACCGCCTTCTGCACCTTGTTCATTATTGAATCCTCCAGACTCCCTCGCCCCGTATCAGTAGCTCACGGCGTAGCTTGCTGACGTGACGCTTGGCTTTTCGCGCTGATACTCTCACAAGGGATACGCCCCCTTGCCCTTGTCTTTCCGCTGCGTTGCATAGCTCGCAAGTATTCGCGTAGCCTGCTACTTCTGCCAGCCACGCTAGCGCCTTTTTACGGCGTTTTCTAGACGCGCTTCCTTCACTGGCGGGAAGGATCGTAACGGAAAAGGTATTTTCGTGAGAATCGCCCTCAAACCACAGCAGCGACTCGTATCGAAAGTGAACCATGTCCTTACTTGAGACAAGCGGAAAGCTAGTGTCCTCTTTCCCTTCCCAACGCACCGCCGTTTTTATACCTGTCTGGATTCTGCGCATACGATCGGCGCTCCAGCGGTACACGGGGCGGTTTATAAGTGCAGTAGTTTCCACTTGTACTACTCTCTGCAAGCGCGCTTTTCTACGCTTTGCGCTTGCACCTTTCCCGCGCGACTTGACAAAGTATCGGCCTTGAGCTTTCACGGTTGCACCTTTCTTGTTTCAGGATTATGAGGCGAGTCTTATAAGACTCGCCTCATAATCCCTGATCACCTTATTTCAGCGATTCCAGCTTTTCAGCTTCCAATTGCGCGACGTAGCCAATTGCACGCTGATGCTTGAGAACTTGGCTCAAAACCTTGCTGCGATTCTCAGGCTTGACCGTACAAGTCAGCAAGTCAGCACCGCGAAGAGACATCATAGCCTGAACGTCTCCCTTTTCAGACGTTTCTTGGATTCCCAAGACTCGTCCTTTTGCGACGGGATCACTTGAGATAGCCAGCTCAAACAATGACGCATTGTCTTTACCAGCATACTCCAGAGTCTTTCTCAGTGCCAGCGAATCCAAGCTGACTTGTTCGCGGCGTTCTCCCTGCTTGCGGGTCAGCTTTGCAGGCAATCGCTTTTCAGCAGCGAATTGCATGACCCGATCACGCACTTCTTCCTCAGTCAGCAAAGCTGGATCATCATCACCCCAGTCAAAGACTGGCTTCGGGCCTGCTTCCGCAGTGATGCTAGCCTTTACCGTGCTAGCTTTGTTCGTAGTAGTCATGATATGCACCTCACGTTGCATGATTCAAAGCTGATCACAATCCCATATCGTGATCAGAGATTAGAGCACTCCTCAGAGTGCGCGAATCTGCGATCACTTGCGAGACAAGTATGCGGCTCTCTTCTCAGACGCTAGGGCAATCTCTCAGTTTTGAGCTATTGCGCACCTATCGAACGTGCGATTTTCTCGCCGAGCCTAGGGAGCGTGCTACCCGCTTCCCTCATCTTCTGTAGTATCGTCTATCCCTTTCCCCCAGTCAAT